TGCCCGAGCAGGCGGCGACAAAACTGGGCCATTTCGCCCGCCGACTCCTTTGCGGCCTGGTTCTGCCGTCCAGTAGGATGGCAGGCATGAAGGGTCGCCCTCCAAAGCCGAAGCACGTTCTCCAACTCGTGGGGTCGAAGCACGCCAAGACCCGCGAGGAACTGGGGACGAAGCCCGCCGAGGCCATGCTGCCGCCGGAGTGGCTGAAACCACGGGCGAAAGAGGTGTTTGTGCGGGTCGTGGGCTGGCTCGAGCGGATGGGTACGCTCGCCGAAACCGACGAGCACGTCATCACCCGCTACTGCACGACCTACGTTGCCTGGGAGTATTCCGTCCAGCAGCTTCAGCAGGTCGATTGTCTCTACAAGGAGATTCTGGGGCCAGACGGTTCGCTGCGATTCTCGCGGCCGACCGCGATGGCCGCCCAGGCCAAGGACACGGGCGAGCAACTCCGGCACCTCGAGACGGTGCTGGGCCTGACCCCCGCCGACCGCACCCGACTTGGGTACGGCGCGGTCAAGGTGGTCGCCGACCCCGTGGATGCCCTTTTCGATGGCACGTCAGGTTGACATTCGCCAGTTCGCCAGGTTACTAAAGCACACAGAAAGCCCCTTCACAGGGCAGCCTTTTGTGCCGGAGCCCTGGCAGGACGAGTACCTCGACAAGCTCTTCAACACCCTTCGCCCCGACGGCCGCCGGCAGTACCAGCGGAGTTTGCTGGCGATTCCGCGGAAGAATGGGAAAGCCCTGGCCCTCAACACACCGCTCCTGACCACCGATGGGTGGAAGACGATGGGGTCGGTCAAGGTCGGCGACCAAGTCTTCCATCCGTCCGGCCGCCCTGTTGGCGTCATCGCTGTCAGTGATGTAATGCACGATAGGCCGTGTTACAAGGTCGAGTTCGCTCGAGCCGACGAGATCATCGCGGACGCCGAGCACCTTTGGCTGACACACGCGAGGATTGATCGGCCGGGCTCCGGCATCGGCAACAAAGGCAGGTCTAAGGCCGGCTGGTCGATCAGAACAACTCGCCAGATAGCGGAAACCTGCCTCACAGGAGGCCGCGGCGACCGCAATCACAGCGTCGCCGTCGCGGAGCCGCTCCAGATGCCCGCGGCTGAACTTCCTATCGACCCCTATGTGCTTGGGGTTTGGCTGGGCGACGGCACGTCATCCGCCGCCACCGTAACCGTTAGTCGGCACGAACGCACAATAGTTGACAATCTAGTCGCCGCAGGGGCGCCAGTTTCAGTCAAGCAATACGGCGATGCCGCCCTAACCGTCTGCCTTGGCGGCAACGCCCACCGCAAGAAGAACCGCGGAAAAGGAGTCCTTGCGATACGGACTCAGCTTCGCCGGCTCAACCTCCTCAACAACAAGCACATACCGACGGCGTACCTTCAGGCAAGCGTCGAGCAGCGTGTGGCCCTCCTCCAGGGGCTCATGGATACCGACGGCACCATTGCTCACCGAGGCCAGTGCGAGTTCACCTCCGTCAAGCGACGGCTCGCCGAGGACTTCGCGGAATTGGCGGCGGGCTTGGGCTTCAAAGTCATGCTCAATGAAGGCGTGGCGAAACTTCATGGCCGAGTCATCGGCCCAAAGTACCGCGTTCAGTTCACGCCCCTCCTGCCCGCTAAAGTCTTCAGGATGGAGCGGAAGCAGGCGAGGGTGAAGTCGCCGCCTAGCGTCCAGCCGCGATCCCGAACGCGACAGATCGTCTCGTGCGACCCCACCGAATCGGTCCCCGTCCGCTGCATTCAAGTCGCCAGCGAGGACGGAATGTTCCTTGCGGGTCGATCGCTCATCCCGACCCACAACTCAGCCATGTGCGCCGTCATCGGCGCCTACGAGGGGTTCTTCGGCGAGGCCGGAGGCCAGATTCTGATCGCCGCCGGCGACCGGAAGCAGGCCAGCCTCCTGTTCACTGCGTGCTCGCGTTACATCGAGTCCTGTCCTGGCCTGCTCAAGAGGGCGAAGATATACAAAGGCTCAATAGTAATTCCGCACAAGAGCAGCGTAATTCAGTTCCTTTCTAGCGAGCATCGCGGAAAACACGGCTTCAATCCGTCGCTGGTGCTGGTAGACGAATTCCACGTCCAGCCCAATCGGGATTTGATAGACGTGTTAGAGAGCGGCATGGGCGCGCGAGCCGAGCCGCTCGTCATCTATGTGACAACGGCGGGCATGGACAGAGTCGGCCCTTGCTATGACGAGTGGCAAAGGGCGATCAAGGTTCGCGACGGCATCATTGAAGACCCCACATTCCTGCCGTGCATTCACGCGGCTGAACCAGACGACGACCCCTACGACCCCAAAACGTGGGCAAAAGCTAATCCGAACTTCTCAATCACGGTAAGGCCCGAGTTCCTTGAGCGCGAGGCCGCCCTGGCCCGCGAGTCGGTCGCCCAAGAACTGAAGTTCCGCACCCTCTACCTGAACCAGTGGTGCAGTAACGGGGCCAACAAGTTCTTCAGGACGGGCCAGTTCGAGGCGTGCGGCCAGCCGCTGCGGCCACCGGCGGATCGCCCCTGCTACTGCGGCCTCGACCTCTCGAGCACGCAGGACACGACGGCGTTCGCCGCCGTCTGGCCCGGCCTGGACGAGAACGGCAACCCCGACGGCACCTACGACGCGATGGCGCACGTCTTCATCCCCGAGAAGAACATTGACCGCTCGGAAGCCCCCTATCGTCAATGGGCCAAGGACGGGTTTTGTACAATAACTGAAGGAGACATTACGGATTACGACGTTGTTCGCGACTACGTCCTCTCGTTTTGCGAGGAGAACGTGGTTCGCGGCGTGGCAATTGATCGCTGGAATGCGACCCATATTACGACCCAGTTGGTGAACGAGGGCGTTGACGTAAAGCCTTATGGGCAGGGCTATGCCTCTTTGTCGGCGCCTACCAAGCTCCTTGAAGCGACCGTGCTCAGTCAGCGTCTCCGGCACGGCGGCAACCCGCCATTGACGCTCCACACGAGCAACCTTCAGGTGCGGCAGGACGACGCAGGGAACATCAAGCCCACGAAGAGCAACTCAAACTCGACAAGCCGAATTGACGCGGCCGTGGCCCTGATCATGGCATTGGGCCTCGCGAGTGCCGAGGTCAAAGGAATCGACGAAGACCCGCAACTGGTGGTGTTTTAGTGGCTGAAACGCAATACGCGGACGCCGGCGACCTGTACGAGATGCGAACCAGCCTCTCGCGGGTCTTCGAGGAGATCGTCGAGAGTCGCAAGGGCGCCGCCGGCGTCTACGTCTCGCCGGAGTCGAGCCTCCGCTGCTCGGCCGTCCTGTCGTGCGTCAGGGTGCTGGCCGAATCGATGGCCGCGATGCCATTCAACGTCTACCGCAAGATACCCGGCGGCGGCAAGGAAATCGCCGAAGACCACCCGCTCCAAGACGTGCTGGCCTACCAGCCGAACGACTGGATGACCTCGTTCGAGTGGCGCGAGTGGATGACCAGCCAGATGCTCCTCTGGGGCAACGCCTACTCGCTGATCCGCCCCGGCCGGCGCGGCAGCGTCGATCAACTCATCCCGCTCCACGCCTCCCGCATGGAGATCGTGCGGCTTGAGAACGGCCGGCTCCAGTACCAGTACCGAGAGGACGGCAAGCCGACCCCGACGAACTACCGTCAGGATCAGATTTTCCACCTGCGCTGGCTCTCGAGCGACGGCGTGACAGGCTACGTCCCCACCACCCTCTCCCAGGACGCGATCGGGCTGGCGCGGGCAACGGAACTGTACTCGTCCGCATTCTTTGGGAATGGGGCCACCAGCGGCACTTACATCGAGGTCGATCAGCCCTTCAAGCCAGAGGCGATCCAGCGGTTCAAGCAGCAATGGGACGACGCCCACCGCGGCCCGATGAAAGCCTTCGGAACCGTGGTCATGCCCCACGGCTTCCACAAGAAGACCGACCCGGTCAACAACCAGCACAGTGCTCTGATCGACACCAGGCGCTACGCCGTCGAGGAGATCGCCAGGTGCTATCGGGTTCCTCTCCATATGCTCGGCGACCTGACGAATGTGCGGCACAGCACGGTCGAGCAGGCAGCCATCGACTTCGTCACCTTCGGCCTCTACCCGCACACCCGCCGCTGGCAGTTTGCCTGCCGCCGCGACCTGATCACCGAGGATCGCGACTACTTCGTGGAGTTCGACACGACGGCGCTCCTGGCCGGCGACTTCGCGGCCCGCTCCCAGTTCATGCGGGAGGCGTTCAACATGGGCGCCCTGTCGGTGGACGAGATTCGCGCCCAGATCGGCTACAACCCCCTGCCCGACGGCCTCGGCAACAAGCGATTCGTGCAGGTGAATATGCAGTTGCTGGATGCGTTCACGGTGGAGACGCCGAACGGTCAGCCGGAGAACCCGGCGCAGCCGGCCGCTCCGGCTGACGAACCGGACGACAACAGCGAGGACGACGACCAGTTGGACGGCAATGACGGCCCTGCCCCGTCCGACGCCGCCGTCACCGACGCCCGCGAAGCTCTCTTCCGCACGACCCTCCGGCGGCTCGCCGCCGTCGAGGCCGACGGCATTCTGGAACGCCGCAACAAGCCGGCCAAGTTGCAGACGTGGCTCGAGGCGCACGAGCAGCGGATGCGGACGGAACTCTGCGACGCCGCCAAGGCGACTGGCCGCGACATCGACACATTCGTGACTGAGTGGATGGAGAGCACGCGGGATCGACTGCTGGACTGCCATCGGTCTGGCAAGCCCTACGAGGAGGCGACGAAAACATGGACGGACAGAGCGAACTTGAACGGCGGCTGATCGCCGACCTGCCGGGGCTGGAGGTGAAGGCCGACGAGAACGGCCGCACCGTCATTCGCGGCTATGCGGCCGTCTTTGAGTCGGAGAGCCAAGACCTCGGCGGCTTCTACGAGATCGTGGAGCGCGGCGCGTTCGATGAGGTCATGGCCTCGAACCCCGACGTGTTCGGCAAGTACAACCACACGCAGGTGATCGGCCGAACCTCCAGCGGCACGATGCGCCTGATGGTGGACGAGCGCGGCCTGCGGTACGAGATCGACCCGCCCCGGTCGGCGGCGGCGGTCGTCGAATTGATCGAGCGCGGGGATGTGCGCGGATCAAGCTTCGCCTTCCGCTCCCGTCCAGCGGACGAGTCTTGGCAGCGGGACGCCGGCGGCCGGATGATCCGCCGGATCAAGAAATTTTCCTTCCTCGGCGACGCCGGCCCCGTGGATACGCCGGCGTATCTCGCCACCGAGACTTACGTCAGCAAGCGTGCCCTGGAGATGGCCCAGGCCGAGAATCGAGCCTCGCCCGACGGCGTGGTCGAGGGCGACTTCGTGTCGTGGGGGTCTTCGGGCGGCACGGCCCGCGGGCGGGTAGACCACGTCATGTTCGACGGCACGCTGGACGTTCCCAACACCGACTTCAAGGTCAATGCGAGCGAGGACGACCCCGCGGCCTTGATCACGGTTTACGAGAAGGCCGGTGACGGCTGGCGGGCGACCGACACCCAGGTCGGCCACAAGGTCAGCACGCTGACCAAGATCGACCCCCTGCCCGAGCCGACCGAGAGCGAGGATGACGACGAGCGCGCCGTGTCGATGCGGCCGACAGCCGGCATGGCCTCGGCGGCTCGGCGCGGCCTGAAACTCCACGAGGACGGCAAGAGCGGCGACGGCCTGAAGCCTGAGACGGTCGCTCGGGCCAACCGCCTCGCTCGCCGCGAGGAGATGAACGAGGACTGGATTCGCGAGATGAATGCCTGGTTCGCCCGGCACGAGGCCAGTAAGACGGCCGGCTGGGATCAGCCGCCGGACTACTCACCTGCTTTTGTGGCCTGGCTTCTTTGGGGCGGCAACGCGGCCAAGAACTGGTCGGCCCGCAAGGTGAAGGAGATGGACGGCGAGCGCGACCTGCCGGCGATCGACGAAGAGCGCGACATCGAAGACGAGCCGACCATCGTCGTGAAGGTGAGCGCTGACACGACCGACTTCGTCGGAAAGATGGCGCGACTCAAGGCCGCGCTGCTCTCGACTCCCTTGCACGGCAAGTAGTCGCCTCCCTACACTACAAGTAGATACACGCCTCGCGACGGACATCGCGAGGGACAGCACGAGCAGCGTGAGGATTCACGTCTGCGGCGAGCTAGCGGGAACCACCCGCCGGCCGCCGCTTTTGCGTTTTGGCCGGCTCAAACAGGAGCAAGGCCAAGATGCCCTCGAACCTCAAGCGACTTCAGGATCGTGCCGCGGCCGTCGCCGCCCGGATGACCGAACTGGCCGACGTGGCCGAGCGTTCGGAGGAGCAGACCGCGGAACTCCGCAAGCTCTCCGACGAGGCCGACACCGTCAAGGCCGACCTTGAGTTCGAGGGCCGCCTCGCCGCCAAGGAGCAGGAACTCCGCGCGGTGGTCGAGAAGGCCGCCCCGGCTCCGGTGGCCGCCCCGGCCGTCGAGGAGCGGAAGCTCGAGATTCGCCCCGTCAACCCGCATCACAGCACCCTCCGCTGCTTCAACGACGGCCCCGACGCCGTCGAGAGCGCCTACCGCTGCGGTCGCTGGATCGCTGCGACGGTGTTCAAGCGGGAGTCCGACATCCGGTGGTGCCGTGACCACGGCATCGAGGCCCGCGCCATGAACGAGGGCAGCAACGCCGCTGGCGGCGCCCTCGTTCCCGAGGAGTTCGCGTCCCGCGTGATCCGGCTGGTCGAAACCTACGGCACCTTCCCCGGCGCCGCCGAGAACGTGTCGATGAGCCGTGACACGATGGTGATCCCCAAGCGGATCACCGGCACCACGGCCTACTTCGTCGGCGAAGGCTCGGCCGTGACCGAGAGCGAGCCGACCTACGCGAACGTCAGCCTGGTGGCGAAGAAGCTCGCCGTTGGCTGCCGGATGAGCAGCGAGGTCGTCGAGGATACCAACGGCGTAGTGTCTTTGGCCGACGCAGTCGGGCAGGAGTTCGGAACCAGCCTGGCCTACAAAATCGATATTTGTGGCTGGCTCGGTGACGGGACGCAGGGAACCTACGGCGGAATCAACGGCATCGTCAACAAGATCAATGACGGCAACTACGCCGCCAGCGTTCACGGTGCGGCCAGCGGCAACACGTCCTTCGAGACGCTCGACATCGAGGACTTCCTCGGTGCGATGGGCAAGCTGCCGATCTACGCCCGCCAGGGCGCCGCGTGGTACGTCTCGCCGGCCGGCTATGCCGCCAGCATCGCTCGCCTGAAGTACGCGGCTGGTGGCAACACCGTCGAGAACGTCGGGGGCGCGGCTGGCGACTCTTGGCTCGGCTACCCCGTGCGTCTCGTGCATGTGATGAACAGCACGCTCGGCGCCGACGTGAGCAAGGTCAAGGTGCTGTTCGGCAACCTGGGCCTGTCGTCGATCTACGCCCGCCGGCGCGACTTCAGCGTCCGTCTGTTCGATCAGGTCTACGCGACCACCGATCAGTTGCTGCTCCAAGGCACGATGCGGTTCGACATCAACCACCACTCGCTTGGCTCGGCCTCCGAGGCTGGGCCGGTGATCGCCCTCAAGACCGCGGCCTCGTGATCGCCATCCATCTTCAAGGAGTTCGCACCTAGATGATCCACGACCAGTTCAACAAGTTCCTCGCCACGCTTCCGACTGCCGCCGTTGGCTCGACCGCGACGAGCACCCTGACGATCGACCGCCTCGGCTTCGACCACGTCAGCGTCTCCGCGATCCGCGCCAGCAACGCCAGCACGGTGTTTGCCAGCGTCCTGAAGGTGGAGGAGTCGGACGACAACGTCTCCTACTCCAACGTGACCGCCCTCGTTGGCGGCGGCACCGGCGGGTTCTCCATCCCGGCTGTCAGCGACACCAACTCGGCCGCGATCGTCCAGATGGACATCGACTGCCGGGCCAAGAAGCGATACCTCAAGGTCAGCATGACGCCCGGCGCGTCGGCGACCCTTGGGATCGTCGCTGGCCTGTCGCAGGCCGAGGTGGCCCCCACCGCGGCTGCTGGCAAGGGCTTGATCGGCTGGGTTGTCGGCTAGTCGTCCCGTCCAAGCGGGACGGCCAAGACGGCCGGCAAAGGCGCAAGGAGGCGCGCCCGCTCCTAAACCATAGGAGCGTCCCATGCTCGTTCGCGTCGGTGATTGTGAGGCCGAGGTCAAGGTGGCGGCTCTGATGAGCTGCCCCCGCCTCGGCTTCACTGATAATTTCTTCTGCATCGCCCAGGCTCTGGCGCCGCATCGCATCTCGCCGATCAAGTACACCGGCGCATTCTGGGGCCAATGCCTCCAGAATTGCTTTGAGGACGTGATTGACAAGAGCGACGTGATTCTCACGTTCGACTACGACACGGTCTTCACGGCCAAGACTGTCGAAGCCCTCTTGACGCTGATGATGTTCAGCGGCGTCGATGCCATCGCCCCGCTCCAGACCAAGCGGGAGGCCAACACGGTCATGTTTGCCCTCCCCGGCATTAAGCCGGAGGACAAGACCACCGTGGAGGATGACTGGTTCCAGAAGCCCGTCCAACTGGTCGAGACGGCCCACTTCGGCTGCACGTTCATCCGTACCGAAGCGATCAGGAAGACGCCGAAGCCGTGGTTCATCGCCGAGGCCAGCGAGCGCGGCGACTACCGTGGCGGCCACGTCGATGAAGATTTGCACTTCTGGAAAGCGTTCCACAAGGCCGGCAACAAGTTGGGTATCGCCACGCAGGTCAGCGTCGGCCACGCCGAACTGATGATCACCTGGCCCAGCCGAGAGGCTGCCGGCGGGAAGATTCAGCAGCACTGCACCGACTTCTGGAACAGCGACCGCAACCCGCCCGAGGGCGCCTGGGGGTTCATCAAGTGAGGATTCGCGTCACCAAATCGTTCAACGGCTACCGCATCGGCCAGGTCTTCGATTGGGGCGACGGCATGGCCCGCGTGATGATCGCCCGCGGCATGGTGGAGCCGGCCGAGGAGAAGGCCGTCGAGCGAGCCGTGGCCCCCGACACCGGCCTCGAGCGGGCTGTGATTGATCAACCCCTGAAGCGAAGGAAGCCCAAGTGACCGTCACCATCGTCTACGGCTCGCCGCAGCACCCCGACTCGTCGATCACGCCGTATCGCAGCCTCGTTCGCTCGGTGCAGCCGGCCGCGGAGCCGGTGACGCTGGCCGAGGCCAAGACGCAGTGCCGCGTGGACATCTCTGACGACGATGCCTACATCTCCGGCTTGATCACCTGTGCGCGGCAGTACATGGAGGAGGTGCTCGACATCTCCATGATCACGCAGACCTGGCAGGCCCGCTATGACGTGTTTCCGCTCTGGGAACTGATCCTGCCCCGCCCGCCGATGGCGCCGGCGGCCGTGACGATCACCTACCGCGACGAGGCAGGCAACAACCAGACCTTGCTCTCGGCCAGCGGCCACTTCCAGGTGGACTCGAACATCACCCCCGGCCGCGTCTACCCGCTTTACAACGGCGTCTGGCCGGCGGTTCGAGGCGACGAGAACAGCGTCACCGTGCAGTGGCAGGCCGGCTACGGGGCCAGCGGCGCGGCCGTGCCGATGATCCTGAAGCAGGCCGCCCTGCTTTTGGTGGCCCACTGGTATGAAATGCGGCAGCCGGTTTTTGCCTCCTACTCGCAGGTGATCCCAGTGCCACACACGTTCGAGACGCTGATGGCGGCGAGCGGTTGGGGGGGCTACCGATGACCGTCCAGGCCCAGGTGCAGGCCGGCGTCTCTGCCCGGCGGCTCACCCAGAGCGGCCTGACCAGTGCCATCGAAGACCACACGGTGCAGTTCACCGTGGACGTGGGCGACTGCACCGAGGTCTGGAGCGACGAGCGGACGTTTGGAGCCTCCGGCTTCGACGAGGTCGATTTCTCGACCATCGGCATCGACGTTGTGAAGTTGCTCTACGTTCGCAACCTGTCGAGTCAGCACCAGATCGCCCTGTCGGCAGGCTGGACGGGCAGCCAGTTCAGCGTCTTCCGCCAGGACACGACCTCGTGGAACTTCTCCCCGATGATCAACCTCGGGAGCCTGACGCTGCGCGGCTACCCGATCCGTGAAGCCGGCACGCTGCTCCTGTCCTGCCCGAACAGCAGTGGCTTCGGGACGACGGCCGGCGGCAGCATCCTGCGGATCGGCGGCACCGCGGGGCAGTCCTACGAAATCTACGTTATGGGAACCTGACCGATGGCACTCGACGCCCAGATTCTGCTCTCAATCCTGGCCCACGAAACCTCGAGCGGCGACATCTCGCAGACTCTGCGGGCCACGCCGGCGACGTACTCGCTGGGGCTATCGAACGGCACCGGGGCCAACCAAGCCCAGGTGGTATGGAGCGACTCAAGGACGATTGAGGCGCAGGGTGATGACTTGCCAGACGTTCGCGCGCTGACGGACGACCGCGGGACTGTCTCCTTTTCCGCCGTCAAGTTGATCTACATCAAGAACACGGGGTCAGTCGCCCTAAATCTCATTGGAAACGGCGACTGGAACACCGGGCCGCAGAAGTTACCCGACACCAGCAACTACGAGGTGCCGGCGGGCGGCGTCTGGCTGGCAACCAACCCGACCGCCGCCGGCTGGGCTGCAACCGGCGTGGGCAAGTATATCACCATCACAAATCAGTCGGCCTCAACCGCGGCGGCCTACGAAATCATCCTCATCGGCGAGGGGACGGTCACATGACCCTCGACATCGGCAGGATGCGCGAGCGGGTGACGATCAAGTCGCCGACGGAGGTGCGCAGCCGCTCCGGCGAGACGACGCTCAACTGGGACACGACGCTCGCCACCGTCTGGGCCAGCGTCGAGGGCTTGTCGAGCCGTGACATCCTCCAGGCCCAGCAGGCCAACGTGGTCGCGACCCACCGGATTCGCATCCGCCATCGGGACGACGTGACCCACACCCACCGGATAATCTGGAGGAATCGGACGATGGAGATCGCCAGCGTCACCGACCGTGCCGGCCGCGAGACGCTCGAGCTACTGGCGAGGGAGTTGACCTAGCATGGCCGTCCCTATCCTCGGCACGACGCCTCGCACACTCTCGAGCGGCCAGACCGGCCGCGAGGCGGCGGAAGGCTTCGTCCAAATCCGCCTGGAGGGCGTCGATGACCTGATCCGCGCCCTCCTCCGCGCCGCCACGCAGGTCGGCGAGGACGCGACGCCTCGACTCAACGCCGCCTGCAAGGTGGCGATGAAGGAGGTGATGGAGAACTACAAGCGGGTGGTGCCGGACGTGACCGGGAACCTGAAGAAAAGCGTTGAGATTCGCGGCATCAAGAATCAGCGCGCCCGCGGTGTCGGCGTGGCGATCGGCGGCCCCCAGCACGTCATCAGCGGCGGCGGGAAGTCGGGCGACCAATGGGACGTTGAGGTCAAGGGCGCGGGCAACCACGCCTGGCTCTACGAGTTCGGCACCGGCCCCCGCCGGCCCAGCACGCAGGGCCGGCGCACCTACCTGAACGTCCACCAGAAGATCAACGGTAAGTTCAACCGCGTGCCGAACCAGGGCCGCCCGTTCGACAATCAGCAGTTTGAGCGGATGGGCCGCGGGTTCTACTTCATCATGGGCAGCAAGAACGAGCCGACCCGCCAGGCCCGCCGAGGCAGCGGCTACCCGCACGACTTTGGCCCCTTCGCCCTGGCCCCCGGCGAAACCTACGGGGCTATGCCCCCGTCGAATGCGATGGAGCGGGCCATTTTGTCGTCCAAGAGTGCCTCCTTGAGCATCCTGACCGACGCGATCCGCAACGAAATCAACCGCATCCAGGCAGCCTAGCCATGCTGATCACACCGGAGAACGCCGTCTATCACCGGCTGGCCTCGTCCCCCGGCGTGGCCCGGCTGGTCGGTTTTCAGATTTACCCGGTGGCCGTCCCCAAGGGCGCCGAGTTCCCGTTCATTGTCTACAGGCGAGCAAATATCAGCCGCCAGCACTCCCTCGGCGGGCCGATCCTGATGCCGGAGGTCAACCTCCAGATCGCCGCCTGGGCGATGTACCACGACGACGCCCGCAGCCTGGCCGACCAGATTCGGCTATCCCTCAATGGTTACATCGGGACGCTAGCCGGCTGTACAATACATGATATGAGGCTGGTGTCCGAAACGGACGACTACCTCGACCCGTCGGCGGTTGGAGCACAACTGCCGCCGGCCTACGAAACTCGGCAACTGTATCAGATCAGATGGACTGAGTCGGCCACCTAGCCGACTGGTCGGGATAACAGCGCAAGGAGGCGCAACCAATGTCAACGTCGGCACAGGGACTTACGTTCACGTTCGGTGGCTCGACCATCACCGTCACGAGCGTGCAGGTCAATGACACGCAAGACCTCCTCGACGCGACCCACCTCGGCGTGGCCCCCAACGCCCGCCGCATCTTCATCGGCGGCTTCGCCACCGACCGCGAGGTGCAGATCGACTACATCTCGACCACGATCCTCACCGCCGGCCAGTCCGGCGCTATGGCGATCAGCGGCCCGTTCGCCTTCAGCGGAAACGCGACCGTCTCGAACGCCTCGCTGGGCGGCAGCGTGGGCGACTTCGTCCGAGGTTCGGCGACCTTCCGGCTCGCCTGACGCCTCTGCTGGAGGCATAAATGGCGATCTCTTCGCTGGGGACGACATTCACGTTCCCCGGCTTCACGGCTCACTATACATCCATTTCGGTGGAGGAGCCGGAGGCCGAGGTCGTCGATATGACGAGCGTCGATACGCCGCTCGGCAAGAAGAGGATCGTGCCAACGCTCGACGTGACCTCGCCGGGCCGCATGCGCGTGGACTATGTGCGACTCCAGAACACGGCGAAGCCTATGGCTATCACCGGGGCAAATGGTGTCAACGGCGGACAGGCGGTGAGCATCGTCTTCTCGCACACCGCGGCTGGCAGTTTTACGGTCAAGGGAGTTTTGCAGTCGGCGTCCAGCGAGTTCGCGAGCGGCGACTTAATGCGTGGCAGCCTGACTTTTGTGATTGATAGCAGCACCTAAAAAGGAGCACCGATGGCCCTGTCGAAGGCGGCGATTCTGGCGGCAAAGGACACCAAACTCTCCGAGGCACTGCCGGTGCCGGAGTGGGGCGGGGAGGTCTACATCAAGACCCTGTCGGGAACCGACCGCGATGCGTTCGAGGACGCCTACGCCGAGAACAAGATGAAGGCATTCCGATGCCGCTTCCTTGTCCTGACGCTCTGCGACGACAAGGGGCAGCGGCTGTTCGAGGACGCCGACGTGGCCGACCTCGGCAAGAAGTCGAGCGTGGTGATCAATCGGCTCTTCGAGGCAGCCTGGAAGCACAATGCCTTCACGAACGAGGCGGTCGAGAGCCTGGGGGAAGGTTCTCCCGACGGCCAGAGCGGCGGTTCTACTTCCGCCTAGCCCTGGCCCTCGGGATGACGGTTCGTCAGTTGCTGGCAAACACAGACAGCGAGGAGTTGAGCGAGTGGTATGCGTTCGATCAGCGGTGGCCTCTGCCAGACCCGTGGCAGCAGACCGCACGGCTCTGCCGGATCGTGATGGCTGCCAGCGGTAACTACAAGCGGAATGACATACCGGAGGAGTCGGTGTTCATTCCGGCGGCCGTGAAGCCGAACCAGTCGGCAGATCAGATGTGGGCTGAGTTGGCGAAACTGAAGCAGTAGGTGCCAGGGATGGCGAACGGCTACATCGGCAAAATCTCGGCACTGGTCACGGCCAGCACGGCCGACCTCTCGCGGAAGCTGCAAGGCAGCACGCGGGACGTGAATCGGTTTGCCAACAGCGTCAACTCGCAGATCGCTGGCGCCTCAAGCAGCGCCAAGAGGAGCCTGGAGGGCATCTTCACGCCGCTCCAGAGGATTCAACGGGCCTTCAGTGCGGGCCGCGCGCTCAACCTCATCGACGACGCCCAGGTTCGCCGACTCCAGCAGACCGTCAGCATCGCGGAGCAGATCAACAAACCGCTCGTAGCGGCCAGCCGCGCCTTTCAGGGGCTTTCTGCTGAAGTTGCGTCGGGCCTTCTCCCCTCCCTCCTGCGGGCGCAGGATGCCGCCCAGCGCGTCAATGATGAGATCGGCACGACAGGCGGCGTCACGGCGTCTAGTTATCGGGTCGCGGAGCAGGCCATTGACCGCGCAGCAGCGGCCATTGAGCGGTTTCGCCAGGCAGAGCAGATCATCAGCAGCGCGCCGAGGGGGCAAGAACTTCAGTTTGCCGACCCGCAGCTTTTTGGCGCACTGCAAGCCAGCGCCTCGGCCCGACGCGACGCCGCGAAGCCGGGAGTGTCGTCCAGGGTTGGCGGTGCTCTTGGCGACGCCGTCCGCGAGGTCACGAGGTTTGACCAACTCGTTTCCCAAGCAGCCGCCAAGGTCAATGGCATCCGCCTTGCGCCACAAGTGGACACCTCGCAGCTTGAGCGAGCGCAGGGTGAATACCAAGACCTCTTGGTGCAGCAGCGGCGGGCCGTCGAGGAGTTGAACAGGCTTTCGGCTGACCCCAAGGCGGCCGATGACGCAGCGTTTACTGCGTTCGTGAAGTCACAACAGGAGAGCCTGAAGCTCGAAAACCAGCTTGCGGATGCCGCGGAGCAGCGGGCATCCGAAGAGGAAAAAGTCTTCCAGGCGTACATTCGCCAACAGCAGGCCGCGAAGCAGTTGGCTGACCAACTGGCCGACCAAGACCCTGCCGAGCGAGTGCGTCGTCGCGAGCAGGGGGAAGCGGTTGCGCAGCGGCGACGAGAAGAGGAGTTGGAGGTCGTCGCTGGGCGTCGAACCGACCTCGGCGACACCCTCGCCGAGCAGGGCCGCCGGAGAGTCAGAAGTCGCACTGGCGACATCAACATCGACTCGACACCACCGCCAGGGTCTGGCTTCGGAGACAACTTCTCGGGCCAGGCCCAGCGCGACATCGACGCCCTCGGCACTCGCGTCGGAGCGGTACGGCAGCAGTTGGAGACGCTGCCGAACTCCATTCGCACACGGTTCATCCCTGAGTTGCAGCGAGCGCAGGCCCAGTTGGTCAGGTTGCAGAACTCGCCTGTCGCGACCGTTCAGGCCATCGAGAACGCTACCCAGCGAGTCCAGCGGCTCGAGGCAGCGGCCAGGCGGGCGTCCGAGGCGTTCAACTTCCGCCAGTCATTCGGTGGCGCCGGCCTGCGAGGTATTGAGGAAGGGCTGAACCAGCAGGCTCTGCGAGGGTATACGGCGCAGTTGCAGATTCTCCAGCAAACTCTGGCTGGGACATCCCAGGCTGCCCGCGGCCCCGCCGTCGTCGCATTCAATGCCCTCCGCAGCGCCATCGCCGATGCGATGGAAAGTGGCACTCTTGAGACTGAGCAAGCCAGGCGAGCGATCCAGCAACTGACGAGGGACGCCGTAAAGGCCGCCGCTGCCGCCGCTGGCATTAGCGACCGGCGATTGGCGACCCAACTTCAGCGAGCCGGAGACATTGGCCGAGGGGCGTTCGGCAACATCGGGCTCGGGGTTCAGCAGGCGGCTTTCGCCATCGAAGACTTCTTCAGCGTCACCGGCGGCCTCGACCAGAGAATCCGCGCGGCCGGCAACAACATCTCGCAACTTGGGTTCATCCTCGGCAGCACCAAAGGTCTGATCGCTGGCGTGGCTATCGGGATCGGCGCGCAACTGGTTGCGTCGCTCATTAAGTTCGCCAACAACGGCCGCGGCGCTGAAGACCAGGCGAAGGCAATCAATGCCGCGCTGGATCAACAGCGAACCATAGTTGATGAACTTCGCCAAGCATTTGAGTCACTGGCCGGAACGCTCGCTGACGGCGTTTTTTCTTCCGCAAACCGCGACCTGCGGCTGTTTGCCGAAGAGATTCGCAAGTTAGAGCGGCAGCAGGCCAAGGCCAGGGGCGACGTAGCGGCGGCCCGCGACCCAAGGACTGCCGCGATCGGCGCAGACATATCTGTCGTTGACCGGGCGCTGGAGTCAGAAATCGACCCCGTGCGCGCGCAGATTCTGGCGCGGCGGCGGCGTGAGTTGCAGGACTCATCCGCGCGTGTGCGAAATCAAGTGGCCGGCGCGCCGGCCCCCACGGCAGACCAAATAGCGGAAACTCTTCGCCGCATCGGCGGCAGCGTGCTGGGGTTTGCGAGAGCGCCACAAACTCGAAGCGTGTTTGAGGACAGGACGCTCCAGGCCAGAGGCAGGGAGATCGCTGGCGCCGCAGATCGGGTGCTTGCAGGCGATACGGTTGCCGCGCGGCGCAGTCAACTTGCAGCCCTTCGGGAATCTGAGGGTCAACTGGGCGCAATCCTTGAGTCTCCGCGCGGCCCCCTTGGTCTGTCGCGACGCATTGATGTTCGCTCCGCACTGGGAGACGTGCAGGGGCAGATTGCCGCTGTTGAACGCGACTTGACCGCGGCCGTAGATGCATCGGCGAATGCGTCGTTGAAAGTGATCAATCGCGCTGGTCAATCAATCAGCGAAAACGTGGAGACACTTGATTCGGCTGTGACGAACAGTGTCTCAGGTGCGGCGGCGGCACTTCAGGCCCAAGAAAACCTAGGCGCGTCTCTGCGAGATGCGAGAGACAGGCTGGTTGAATCGCTTGCCATCGAGGACGCTGGGGAGCGATCTCGTGCTGTTGAGGCGATCAACGCTGAGATCGCCCAGATTGAAGCGGCAGTGGCGGCCAGAAGCAGCGAGGTCGCGTCCATAAAGTCGGTGCTTACAAGCGTCAATGCCTTCGCCGAAGCCGTCGATCGCGTCGCTGGTCAGCTTGTCGAGTCCGTTGTCGGGGACGCCAGAGGGGCGGCATCCGCCGCGCGGCGTAACGCGAACAGTGCGGCCGGCAGGCTCGCCAGCGGGATTGGCCTGGGGAGAGACGAACAATTTGCGAGGCGGCAGCGGCGAGCGGCAGAAGACCTCGCGGGCAACATAGAGGAGCAGGCGGCCGAAATAAATGCCGCCAGGGTTACCGCGAGAGCCAGCTTCGAGTCAGCCGCCTTTACTGGCCGCCTCGGCGACCGCGCCCAGGGGCTACTTCGTGAGCGAGATGCAGCGCAGGCCGTCCTTGACAACAGGGCTTCGACGCCGGTGCAGAGAGACGCCGCGGAGTTGACGCTGGCTCGAGTATCTCAGCGCATTCAGCAACTTTTTGAGTCGCTGCCACAGGCGCAGAAACTGGCGGCTTTGGCCGATCAGCTTGACAGGGCTGTTCAGGGTGCCATTGCCGTCGCCGAGGCGGTAGAGGCTGGCCGCAGACTCGCCCTGACGGACGGCCAGCGAGCGGCAGACGAGTTTGTCGTCCAAGTCCAGCAACTTAACGCAGCGCTCCGGCAGGGTGAGATAGATGCGAATCAGCGGAGGGCCGCCATCCTCCGGCTTCAAGAAGACGGCCTCAGGCAGTTGGCGCCGGGTATCTTCGGCCTCGCCGACCAAGTCGCCAACGCCGTCCTCCAAGGCCCGTCTCGCGCGGCCCTTCAAGCCACCGACGTTTCCACCGTTGAGGGGTCGCGCGAACTCAACCGACTCCTGCGTGGCGACGACCCAGCGCGCAACCAAGACCTAGTTCAGCTTCAGCGAGAAAACAACAGGCTGCTCGACCGCATTGCCCGTGGCGTCGAAAACAACGAAGCAAAACTAGCCAACTAAGGAACCCCCCCATGCCAGACATCAACTACAGCATCTCATACCTCGTCTCCAAGGGCTTTCTGTCTAACTCCGTCAATGCCATCGGCGTTACGGCGAACATGACGAACACGGGGCTGCTCTCGCAGACCCTGACCCTCTCGACGAACGCCGTCAGCATCTCGACCGCGAACCTATCGAGCGTCGGGCTGGCGTTCCTCCAGAATCTCTCGACCAGCACCATCCAGACCGCCGCGATCGGCATCGCGGCCGGCGGCTCGTTCGTTGGCTTCGCCACTCTGCGAGCCGGCGAGCCGGCGATCGTGCGGCTCTCGAGCGGGACGACCTATCAGGCCACCGGCGCCGCCGGCGCCCGGCTCCGCGTTGACATCACCGAGGGCTGAACCGTGCCACAGGAAGTACTTGAACTCATCAGCGGCAGTACGTTTGCTCGCTCGAGCAACGAGGGGCAGTTAGCCGACGCGCAGACTCGCGTTTTTCGGCTGTTGAAAACAAGTCCTGGTGAAGTCTTTGACATTCAGCAAGCCTGCGGAGTCTCGATCGGCCAGCAGCACCCGTTCAATCTCAACCTCTACTGCGTGTCTTTCGACTGTAGGGCAGAGGGGGACAGCAGAATGGTGGCGGTCTGCACATTCAACTATCAAAGCACGCCAGGTGCAGGCGGCGTCGGCGGAGGCGGAGGCGGAGGCGGAGGAGGAAGCGACCCCAAGTCGCAGCCACCGACGATCCGCCCTGCAAACTGGAGCATCAGTTCGTCGCTTTACGAGATTCCAACTTGGTCGTGGTGGAAGCGAACGGGGCAAAATGCATGGGCCGACGAGGCCGTGCCTGCCGCAAATCCCGCCAAGGATTTCTATGACGGCGTATCACGATTTGACGCGCTGGTCACGATCAGCGTCCAGCAGTTTGAGCCGCTCGACCCCACCCGCCACGCGCGGCACGTCGGGGCGATTAATTCAAACGCTTTTACAATAGGATCGCTAGCGGCGGCGCCGCACACCGTGATGTTTCGCGGCCTTTCGTCAACCGCAGTCGTAGAGAGTTGGGGAAATCTGCTGTACCGAGGGTGGAACTGCACCTACGAGTTCGCCTATAAGGCAAACAGCACTCAGATTCATTTTGGCGAGAACGGCGAGGACGGCTTTCGGGTGGTCGAACTGGGCTGGGACATCGCAGTCCCTCAGACCGGGTTCAACGTCAAGGCGTTCGCGCCGCCCGGCGATGAGATGGATGAACTCGACGGGCAGCCCCTCAAGCACGTTAACGGCAAAATCGTCGCGACCAGGGCGCTGCCCACCCAAGTGACGCCGGGCGACAAGGTGCGCGGGATGGTCAAGGTTTTTGACTATCAAGGCGGCGGCGCAGCGCAGGCTCCTTGCGCCCAGCCGATCCCCCTGAACGACAACGGTCGGCCCCGCAGCGCGACCCTTGCCCCGCTCGTCTACGGATATCAGGTTCACCGAGCCATCGACTTTAAGCAAACCCTCGACCTGCGCTGATGCAAAAGACAGAGAAGTACTACATCGGCCCCCGGCTGCTCGGCGACATTCGCAGGGTTGTTGGGCAAGTCGAGTCGCAGCCCATCGGCTCGGCAGTCACGAGAATCCCCACGCGGCTGCAAGAGATGCAGCAGCCGTCCCAAGGGCTTCGCCGGGCGACATTCACCGGGGCGTGGAACAAGGGCGCTACAAAAACCATCTACTTCCACGGCACAGATGAAACGGCGACGGCGCACAACATCATGGCGACCGTTGACACGGGCTGCGGCGAAGACCGGGAAGCATTCGTCGCCTCCGTGGACGGTGTTTGGCAACTCGTTGCCGCGGAGTGCGCTTAGATGTTTCTGCCAGACTGCTGCAATAAGTGCGGCTGCTCGTGCAGTTTCTTGCCATATAGCATCACCGCAAGTTTCGCAAAGTTCGACGCGAAGATGGGCGCGGAGGTCGCCAGGGGCTTTGCTAAGTCGTGCCACTCGTCGTTTGGTCAAGGTGCCGCGATCGGTATTTCAGCCCCCGGCGGCGAGGTCGGTGACGCCGGCCCCGTGACGAAGGCATTCGTGACGCTGCCAGGGAGTTGCTACGCAGAGCAGGGCCGCGTCGCTCCCACACTCTCTGTATTCTCTGCGTCGCCCAAGGCGAATTTCACAATCGAGACCACTGAGTTTGTCTCTCAGTGCCGCCCAGCGTGGAAGGTGTCGTCGATCAAGGTCACCAACGGCGGCGACCTGGCGAATTCCTCGCTGGTCTATGTGTCGAAAGCCGCGCGCGATGTGGAGGTGTCTCAGGCGGTCGGAATCATATCGCAGGCCGGCGGCGAGACGACTGTGACGCTACAGTCTGCCGGCGAATATCACCGGAAAGTCATCGCCGAGCGGGATATTCCCATCATCTCGGCAACGGCGACTGGCGGCGTGAGGCTGCGGCCGACCGTGTCATTCAATGGCGAGCATCCTTCGACGTGGAGTGTGTCTGAGCTTTCCATTCTTTACGCCGGGGACGGCCTTGAGGGCGACAAGTCTTCAGTGTCGTTCTCTCTCGGTGATCGGACAAAGGCTGTTGGGGAAAACCTGGCCGAGGCATACATCACCATTGAAAATGGCAAGGCGACTGCGGCGGTCGTCACCAGCGGCGGTCTCTACTATCGAGATACCGACGTGCCACCGCTCGTGGCAGACGTGACCTTCTCTTCCACCAGCCGGCTTCGTCCAACAGACCCCCTGCCAGCCGGCGCGGTGCTGCGCGGCGTTGTGGACGACGACCCCGCAAGCAAAACATTCGGCCACGTTATCGGCGTTGACGTTGAGGAGGGCGGCGACAACTACCGCGGCTGGGCGTGGACGCCACCGAGGTGCATCACAGAACTGAACGATCGCTCGATCACGCTGAAGGCATTCGACAGCACTCCACTTGTCCGCACATGCGTCAAAGCGTGCTTCGGGTCGGGCGGCGAAGTTGAGCCGATCTTCAGAAAGATGCCCCGGATGATCGGAAGCGTAGAGGGACTTGGTGAGGTCGCCGATATTTACCTTGAGAAAAACGATGGCTACCCAGAGACCTGGGGCGTGTCGAGAGTCGAGGGCTTCGCGGGGCCGTTCTTTGAGGTGGGGCAAACGATAAAAGCAGGGTTCTTTCCACCGTTCCCGCAGAACCCAGCAAACTTCTACCTGCTATCCACTCCGGTCGGTATGCGAACCAAGGAAGAGGTGGCCGCAGTCATTACCGTCACTGAAGTTGAGCTGCCCCCCGAAGACGCGGCTGCACTTCCAGAGGGTTACCCGTATGGGTATCTCAAGTCTGTTTCAATCACAGAGCCAGGCGCTTATTATCAAGAGTCAGACGCTTGGGACGGCGTTGCAACGCCAATCAGCCATGTCCGTTTGACGAGACGCGGCTCTGGGTATGCAAAAAAGGCGAGAACCCAGCCGGCAGTTACCGCAGGCAACTCAGGGGAGATGGCCGTCACGCTGGAGGAGATGGAAGACTCCTGCGGACTCCCGTACTGGGAGATTGATTCCGTTGAGCCAAGCGGCACGGGCTACGTTGACGGCTCAAGACTGCTGATCCAGACCGCCGCTACCGTCTCAACTGCCGCCAGGATAGCCGTTCACACTCGCGAGCAGCCCACCGTCAACGTCGCCGCGGGCTTCGGCACGGCGACGTTTGCGGCCACGCTCGTGAAGTCGGGGCCGTCGGTCAGCGGCTGGTCGGAAGTCTTCAACATACCGCAGGGAGTTGTCGGGGCGACGTGGGCAGTTCAGTCAATACAAGTCACTGAGCCTGGCACAGGCTACCCGCCGAACTCCACCCTGGTTCTTTCAGTCACAACGCCACACACTGGGGCGGGCGGAACGGCAACCGCAAGAACAGACGAAAACGGAGCAGTGCAGTCGGCAACTGTGACGAACTCCGGGGCCTACTACAGAGACCGCGGCGTTCCGCAAGAGTTCTCCATCTTGCGGCGCGGCGTCTACTATCAGGAAAACGACCACCTGCCGCCATACATCGGCCTCGAAGAGGTTAGCGTCATACAGACGCTCCCCAGCGCAGGCTCCGGTGCGGTAATCAAAGCGACGGTCAATGACGACACGGCAAGCGCTGACTTCGGGAAGATCGAGTCAGTCGAGGTGGAGGAGCCAGGCGCGGACTACTTGATGCGCAGTGGGCCGATTAACTGCAAGTACCAGTACCTTTGCCCAGAGCATTTGCAGTTTGTTGAAGCAACCCTGCAAGACGGAGAGCTTCGCGTTTCACTCGGGCGAGCCGTCATCTCTTCTGACGCGCAGATTCCTATCGACGAGGACGAGGCAGAGTATCGCTGGGGCGGGCTATTCCTCTCGCAGGACAAGGTCGAGGACTGCGCGAGCCTGCCCGAGGGTGTCTACGTCAGCGCATACGACGGGCCTAGCGGAGAGATTACGCTATCTGCCGGCGGCAAATACGACGCCAAGGAGCCATGCTGTTTTTGCCCGTGCAATATGTGGACTGACCCGCTTGATCTCGTACCCTGCGGCATCGAGTCGCTGCTGATCGAATTGGACATACAGGTCGAGCCAGACGCGGAAGACCCTGGTCGGTGCGCCGGGCTGACCGTTACCATCCCATTGTTCAAAGGCTACAAAAACAGCGCCAGCGGGTATTGGAAATCGGTTCGATCAGTTGATGGCTGGTACATCGTCGTGACTCTTGCCTGCACGACAGCGAAGAAGTACGCAGTAGAGATTTCCGCCCAGACCGACGAAACCGGATGCACAAGCATCGGCCAGGAGCCTGGGGAGAGCGACATCATCTCGATGGTTGTCGAACTCCCTTCGGCCAGGGACGAGAGTGGGGAGCGATGCTGCATCACAGACGGCGCAGAGTTAGTCGTCACCAAGCACGCCGCGACGGCCACGGTCACGGTGACCCTTGTTGAGATCGAGGAGTAGCAGCCAGTGAGACGAATCAGAAAGACCGCAGGCGTGTGGGTCTGTGCCAAGTGCTCTCGCCCCAGCCCAGACCAAGCGGCACCGCACAGGGGCCAGTGCAAGTGCGAAGTCAACGACACCAGGCCTGGCCTCGGCGACCTCGTCGCCGCCGGTCTGTCCGCGATCGGCATCACCGAGGAGCGCGTCCAGCGGGTGGCGAACGCGGTCGGCATCAAAGACTGCGGGTGTGGACGCAGAAAGGCCGCGCTGAACCGGCTTTCAGATAGGCTGCTTGGGCGAGATAGCGAGCCTCCGCAAACTGCCTAGCGGGCTGCTAGGCTACTTGTGTAGACTATTGCTATGGCCGCCGACCACCACTTTACGATCGCGGGGCGCGTCTGGCTCTGGCGGTACTCCCGGCTCCGCGGCGCCGCCGCGGGGTGGACGTTCTGGCCCGATGCTAAGAACCCAAAGCAGCGGCCCAAGATTCTGATCGACACGCGGCTCACCGGCCGCGCGAGGCTCGAAACCGAGGTTCACGAGGCACTCCATGCGTGTTTCCCCCAGGTCTGCGAAGAGACAATCACCGAAAGCGGCCGAGACATCGCCCGCGTCCTCCACGCCCTCGGCTACCGGCTCGTCGAGCCTTCGTGACGCCGTCGCAGCCAGCGTCTCGCTGAAGCGAAAGCCGCCGAACTGGCTAGATCGTCTCTCTGCCGAGCAGAGAGATGAGATCGAAGACATCAGGAAGGCGTGGATGGCCGGCGAACTGCAAGCCTCCTGCCTCTCGCTCGCGATCAGCCTGGTGGACAACTGCCGCGCGCGCGGCATCCCGATCTGCGGTGTCGCAGGAGTGCGTGCATGGCTCGGCAAGGTCTGAAGGCTGCCGTGGCGTCTGCCCTGCCGGAGCCGTCGCCGACGGCCTCGTCTGAGCAGGTCACGCAGCGGCAGGACGGCGACGTGCTCGAGGCCAAGAGCACGAGCCGCCGCATCAAAACCGTGGAAGACCTCCTGCGGCATATCGAGGCCGACCTGACCCGCTACGAGGTAGCGGCGTCAGAGGCCACGAAGTGGGAGGTCGGCACCTCCGACGGCGAGGGCGGCACGACCGTCACTGAGTTGCACCGGGTGTTCGTGCGGCTCCGGCCCAAGGCTGGCCCCAGCGTGCAGGAGTGCGTCGAGGCGATGATCGCCGCGGCGGCGAAGAAGCTGCGAGTGCCGGCGGTCAAGAAGCCGGCCAGGCGCGACGGCACCTGGCAGGTGCTGCCAATCGGCGACCCCCATTATGGTAAGTACGCATGGAGGCGCACGACCGGAGGCGGTGACTACGACCTCGCTATCGCGGATCGCCGCGTCGGGGCCGCGGCCAGCGAACTCCTCGACATCGGCGACTCCTACAAGCCGGCCCGTCGCACGATCGCGTTCCTCGGCGACATCTTCCACTACGACACGCCCGGCGGCACGACAACCTCTGGCACGCCGCTCGAGCGGGACGGCCGGCTCCAGAAGATGATCGAGGTCGGCTGCGAGTCGCTGATCAGAGTGATCGAGCGGTCGGCGTCCACCTGCCCGACTGACGTGATCGTCGTGAACGGGAACCACGACGAGACGCTGACCTGGGCGTTTCAGCGGATCGTCGCCGAGCGGTTCCGCAAAGACCGCCGCGTCGAAGTCCGCATGGACTACACCGGCCGGCAGTACGCGAGCCACGGCAAGAACCTCCTGGGGTTCTGCCACGGCAACAAGGCCAAGAAGAAGTTGCCGCAGATCATGGCGCTAGAGCGGCCTAGCGAGTGGAGCGGTAGCCTCTGCCGAGAATGGCATACGGGCCACTTCCACTCGCAGGCCGCCGAATGGCAGCGGCCCATCGAGACGCTATCGGGGGTGATCCTCAGAACCTGCCCAAGCCTCTCGGAGCCGGATGACTGGCACAGCGAGCACGGCTTCATCGGCAGCCGCCAGGCGATGGAAACATTTCTCTACCGGCCGGAGGGTGGCCTGGTGGCACTTCACGTTTCGGAGCCAAAATGATCATCGGACTGTGCGGATTGGCCGGCAGCGGCAAGGACGAGGTGTCGGCGATTCTCTCCCGCCGGTGGCGGTTCGCGGCGATCTCGTTCGCCGGGCCGATCTACAAGGCCGTCAGCGAGATCACCGGCCTGCCGCCGGCCCAACTGAAAAACCGCGAGGCCAAGGAGCGGCCGATCCCGTGGCTGGGGAAATCGCCGCGGGAGTTGCTCCAAACGCTCGGCACCGAGTGGGGGAGGCAGATGGTGCGGGACGACATCTGGATCAGAATCGCCATGCGGCGGGCCGCCGAGTACACGCAGGAGGGCTGGAACGTCGCGATCACCGACGTGCGGTTCACAAACGAGGCCGAGGCCATCGTGGCCGGCGGCGGGCAGGTCTGGCGGGTCGAGCGGCCGGGCGCGGGGCTGGGCGGGGCGGCAGGTGAGCACGCGAGCGAGGCAGGGATTCCTGACCACCTGATTCATCAGGTGGTCAGGAACGTCGGCACCCTCGACGACCTCGAGGATGCCGTGGATGCCGCCTTTCATAGTCGCCTCGTGGCTACAATAAGGGTATCGACCCCGTAGCCCGCCACGAGTGGCCCTAGAGGCCCGCAACGCACAGGGAGGTGCAAGTGAGCGACCCGAAGATTCGCCGTAAGTTCAAGGCTCTGCCGATCACGCTGACCACGGCGACGGCGTCGGCCACCACGATCCGCTGGGATGACGTTGCCGGAGGGGCCGTCTACATCGGCACTGGCAGCACCGCCTCGTCGCAGACGCTGCAAATCTGGGCCTCGACGGCCGTTGACGGCAACTGGGGCCGCGTTTACGCCGCCGACGGCTCGGTTGCTGACATCACCCTCGCCCCGTCCACTGTCACGCCGCAGGTGTACAGCTTGCCTGATGCCGCCTACGGCGTGGGGGCCATCAGGATCGTCGCGGGGAGCACGAACTCCACCGCGGCGACCGCCGTCGTGATGCTCAAGTCGTGAGGCTCCGATGAGTGGGGCCGAGATGAGCGAGACGGTCAAGACGGTGATCGAGCGCTGGGGGTTTCCGACCCTGGTGGCCCTAGCTTGTATGTATGTGATTCGCGCTGACGTTTTGCAGCCCTTGGTCGAGCAGCATTCTGCGTTCCTCAAGACGATCGGCGAGAGCCAGAAAGAGATCAGCGAGGCCGTCCGCGAGCAGACGCGGCTCCTCTACGCACTCAAGCCGGAACTCAAGGAGCAGTTCCGATCATCGGAGGTTGAGTGATGCCATACCAAGATTCAAACGTATCCGGCGGCAAGGTCAGCCTGAAGCACTCGAGCGTCGCGGGCGAAGTGAAGCCGGCCCTGGTTAGCGGGGAACTCGCGATCAACAGCGGCGACGGCGTCCTCTACCACCGCGACGGCCAGTTTCCTGGGGCCGTGGGCTTTCGCCGCATCGTCGCCCTCACGCAGGCCGCCTACGACGCCCTGGCGGTCAAGGACAGCCAGACGCTGTACATCATTACGTCTTGACAGAGAGGCTCTAGCGACATGGCGGTCAAACTGGGCAACACCGAAGCGAGCCTGTACCTGGGCAGCACGCCGGTTGCGGCGTATCTGGGGGCCGTGCAGGTGTATTCGGCGGCGGCCACGCTGTACTTCGACGGTGCCGTGGACAACGACTGGGCGACGGTCGGCAACTGGTGGCTGGACGCGGCAGGGACGGAGCCTGCCGGCCGCCTGCCGGCGTCCGTGGATTCCGCAGTTGTGCTAGGTGCCGTTTATACTTCGGCATCCCCAGTTGTGTTGGCTTCACTGACTGTCAGCAGTAGTGACGAGTTCTATGGCCAGTACACGGTTTTAGGTTCAACGTCTTTCACCGACAATAGCGTCAACTTTGCTCAGATAACCGGCAATGCGACGTTTAACGACACTTCGACTAACGGCGGCACCGTCACCGGAAACGCGACGTTCAACGATAGTTCGTCCAACAGCAGCGATGGCACCGTCGGCGGCAACGCGACGTTCAACGACAGTTCGCAAAACGACGGCACCGTCACCGGCACCATCACCGATAACCGCTGACCGGCGTTACATCAACCTACTCTAGCGACAGAGACTGACCCATGTGTGCCATGAGCCCCCGGTTGCTTCGCCCGCTGGCTTCGGGCTTTAACCCCAAGAGCATCGCCGGGCTTTCGCTGTGGCTGGACGCGGCCGACGCCAGCACCGTGACCATTTCCACTGGCGTGTCAGTGTGGGCCGACAAGAGCGGCAACGGCCGCAACGCCTCCCAAGCCACGGGCGGCAAGCAACCCGCCTACAGCAGCACCATCAACGGCAAAAACGTGGTGACGTTCCAAGGCACCGATGACACCATGCAGATCGGGGCGAACGCCGCCTTCAATGCCACCAGCCAGACGATCATCGTCGTAGCCCGACAGAACGCCGACGCCAATCAGGCACTTTGGTACAAGGGCGATAGCAACTCTGCGGTCGGCGTGATTATGCGATACCGAACCGGAACGACGTTCTGGCTGTACCAGAAAAACGACGGCCTAGAGGCGACGATAGCCAACAACGCAAACACAAACAGCAATGTAAACATTTACTCCACCGTGATTGAGCCGGCGAATCAGTCGGGATTTGTGAACGGCACTCCGGTTTCTACAGCCAACGTCGCTACCGCCTATGACAACAACAGCGGGCCGTGGCTGGGTTCCCGGAGAGATGTGGGCGAGTACCTACAGGGTGATATTGCGGAGGTGCTTCACTGGAACCGCGCGTTGACTGCGGCCGAAAGGGAGAAAGTTCAGCAGTACCTTGGAAGAAAGTGGGGGATCACAGTCGCGTCAGTGCCAAGCGTTGCTAACCCAGAGGCGCAGGACTGGATTTCCAAGACTTACGCCAACGGCGGCACTGTCAGTGCGAGCACGGCAGCGGCGGTCAGCGCGTTCTGCGATGCCATTGACGCGGCATCCATCCGCGACCGCTTCTTCCGGCTGAATCTGTTCTGCGGCACGGAGCTGAACGCTGCTCTGGTGCCTCTGTACCGTGGCCCCAGCCGCACGGGGACGCAGTACGGCAACACCACGGACACCAATAACGGGCCATTCGTCAGCGGCGACTATGCCGAAACCGGGGCGAGCGGCGGCCTCACTAGCAACGGGACAAGCAAGTACCTCAACACCGGACTGAAAGCCGACGCGCTCGGCCAGACTGATCGCCATCTTTCAATGGTTGGCGTGACAACCGCCGCGACTACGTCGAAGTATTTCCTGGGCATGGATAACTTCGGCGGCAGCGGGAACGCTTTCTGGGGCATTATGACGGGGTCAGTTACGGCATCGCAATTCATGGTGCGGGCGCAGTCGGCGGCCGCCAACTCCACTTCTTTTACGGCCAGCGGAACGCCGCACATTGTGTTGTCAGGCAACGGGTCGGCTGCGGCTTATGCCAACGGAGCGTCCGCCGTTACGGGGCCAGCGGGTGCGTTTACTGCACCCAACCTTGATGTGTTCGTTTTCGCGTTGAACAGAAACGCGACGAGCATTGACTACACGGCCGCACGCCTGACGGCTTATTCCGTGGGCGCGTCGATGACAGCTCAACAGGTGGCCGACTATTACACGGCTATCAGCGCCTTCCAAACCTCCTTAAGCCGAGCATGACACTCTCCGACCTGACTCTCCCTGTGTCCTACGAGTGGGGCGTGGCTCACGCTCTGCTGTTCGACGTTGCCCTGGCCCAGCGGCTGGCAGAAGTGCAAGGCCAGCACGGCGACCCGCGCCACGTTCCCAGCCCGCGCCGCCTGACCGATGGGCGATTCATGCTCACCGCTGACATCCTGACCGAGTGCGTGCCCGGCGGGCTGGTCTATGGCGGGTTCAGCCAGTTGGACGCCGGGCGGTTCAGCGAGATCGAAGTGGTGCCGCTGGCGGAAGCCCTGGCGTTGCTGCCTGCCGAGCCGTCGCCGGTCTGAATGTCCGTAGACCACACAATCTGGTGCCGGAACAGGCGTAGACTCGTTTGCCCAGGTCGGTACGATGGCGGGCATGAGAAAGCCGCTACCAGTAGCGTGGGCAGTGTTCGACGGCATCGACAGGATGCACATCGCCAAAGGCTACAGCGAGGCTGAATCCTGCGCCGAGGACATCGGCGGCGAGATCGTCCCGCTGTACCGTTCGCCACGCTGGATTCCGGTGAGCGAGCGACTGCCGGAGGCAAACGAGCCTGTGCTGATTTACACGGAAGTGCTAGGCAGCCACGTCGCCTCAGTTGACGAAGAAGGCGAGTGGTTTTGCGATTACGGTGGCGAGTGGCTGTTTCCGAATGTCACCCACTGGATGCCGCTCCCCGAGCCGCCGGCCCCATGACGCTAGACGCACTAGGTAACGCTCCTTTCGTATGAGAAAAGCATCGTAAATGATCGTTTTCCAGATATGATTGGGGCGGCAAAAACTGTCCCTAGAGGACGGAACATATGGGCGTGAACGACATCGTCACTCGGCTGCGACAGTGGGCGATTGCCACCGACGCCGTCCCGGCAAGCGACCTGATGGATGAGGCGGCGGCCGAGATTGAACGGCTGCGGGCGCAGCCCTGCCCCTACGTCACCGGCACCGTCACCCGCTATTGCACGCTGACGCCGTTCAAGCTCACCGACGCGGAGCGGGCGGCGATCCAATGGGCCGTCGCAACGCTGGACGCAGAGGCGGCCCTCGGGGATGGCGAGTTTGAGGCGCGACAGGCCGCCACGCTGCGGGGGCTGCTGGAGCGGACGCAACAACCATCAGGAGCGAGCAACAATGGCTGAGAACTTTTCCGACCTGACCGCTGGGCAGTCTCTGGAGCAGGCCGCCGACGCCGCACAGCGGACGATCCGCCACCTGAAAGAAATGGTGGACAGCCTACACGCCGAGAACCAGCGGCTCCGCAAGCGGCTGGCCGACGAGCATGGGCTGATAGACGAGATGGGCGAGTTCGCCTCGCTCATGGGCCTGACGATGGTGCGCTAGATAAAGAGGCTTGGGACGATGCGGGCCACCCTCACATTCACGCTCCCCGATGAGCAGGGCGAGTTCGACGCCGCCCGGCGGGGGCGGCAGGCACTGTCCACTCTGTGGGACATCGAACAGGGCTGCCGCTCGCTCATAGAGCACGGCACGCCGAGCGACGAAACACGCAGGCTCGCACAGGAGATACGAGCCATGATCCCAGCGGAGCTACTGGAGGCATGAGCGGAACCGAACTAGCCAATCACCTGCGGCTGCTCTCGGGCTACCACCTGGGCACCGATCTGCTCGACCGGCTCGCCGCCGCCGAACGGTTCCAGCGGCAGCAGTGCGAGGCACTCGCCCAGGCCGCAGACGAGATCGAGCGGCTGACTGCGAAGCTGAGGGCGGTTGACGCCCCGCCGGCGGCCTCTTAGGCTACTTCTCCACACAAGGAGGCCGCAGGCATGAAGAAGCGCCGCCCGATCGCCTACCTCTTCCAGCAGCGCGGCTACTCTGAGTACGCCGAGTTCTTCCGATTCAAGAAGCAGGCCGCGCAGGAGGCCCAATACTGCCGGTGGCTGGGCCAGCCGTCCACAATCACGCCGCTCTACGCCGGCAAGCCCGTGAAGGTGAAGCCGTGATCCACCAGTGCAACCCGCCCATCTGGGTCACGACGCCACTGGGCGAGGGCCACGCCCTGTTTTTGATCGACTACGGGCCGAGCATCAATACCGTCTGGGTCGTGCATCAGTTCAACGGCGGCCAGGTCGTCCACGTCGATTCGTCGGAGGTGCGGGTCATGGGTAATGCGATGTACGGCATCGACCACCCCGCCACGCCGGCCAGGGTGCCGCAGCACAAGTAGCCCTACCCCACTTTCGGCAGCACATCCGGCGCCGACGGCGGCTTGACGATCCTGGGGTCGAGGTACGCCCTGGTCGTCTTCGGCGAGGCGTGGTCAAGCAGCCGCTGGGCGTCAAGGCCCGCGGCGGCGGCGTAGGAGGCGTGCGTCTTCCTGATGCGGTGGAACTTACTCCAGCGGTCGTTCGGCAGGCCGGCGGCCTTGCATATCTTCCCCAAGTGACCCCAGAGGCTCGTGTAGCAGCGATCCCACTCCCACACCAGAATCCGGCTCGTCCTCGTCGCCTGGATGGCGGCGTAGCACTCCGGCGAGATCGGCCGCCAGAGGTCGCGGGTCGCCCCCTTCCTCGTCTCGGCGCGCAGGTGGATGCCGTCGGGCGACAAGTCCCGCCACTCGACGGCCAGCATGGCCGCGCACCGCTCGCCGACTTCGTAGCACGCGAGGATCATCGACCGCCACCAGAGCTTGGCCGGCACGCCGGCAATCGTCCCCTCCCGCTGGCTGGCGGCGTCGAGCAGACGCTGCAACTCGTCGGTCAGCCACGCCTGCGGCACCCGCTCCGGCACGCGGATGCGGCGAATCTGCGGCCACTGGGCGGTGAGGCCACGGCGGGCTGCGAACCCCCAGAGAGCGCGGCACTGCGTGGCATCCTTCGCGGCCGTGGCGACGGCCTTATCACGCAGCCTGGCCGACAAGAACCGCGCGACCGTCAACTCCTCAAGGTCGTCCACCGTCGCCGTCCTGCCCAAGTGCTCGCCGAAGGCGCGGATCGTGTAGCGGTAGAGTTTCTCGGTTCGCGCAGATACCCCGCAGAGGGGGACGTAGTACCCGTCAAGAAGTTCCTCGAGTGTCATGGCATCACCGCTATGTAGAAGGATGATGCGCTATACCTCAACTGGGGCAAGTGATCCCCAAGTTGGAGTCCACAAAGTTGACTGACAATTAAAACGGTTGTGCCGGCGGGCTTAGTCGAGCAGCCACTCGTCCGCGTCGGCCTGACACAAGCCGCTGGCCTGCTCGAGCGCGTCGATGGCGTCAAGCAAGACCCACTGCCCACGGTCAGGGCGGCATATCCGGCCGGCGGAAAGCTTGCCGGCCGTGTTGACGGCAGAAAACAGGGCTTTGACCTGCTCTTTGGTGAGTTTGACTTGAACAATGGTTTTTCCGAGGCGACAATCCGTACCAGCCATGAGTGAAGACTCCTTTCTTGCGGGTCATGGCGGTGAAGGATACGAATCCCCTATCCTCCACTGCAAATCGAGAATCAAGTGGGCGGCAAAATGCGGCAAAAACCAGCCCCCGAGACGAAACAGGCCGTCGGGACATATGAGGCGGCTGCGATCATGGGGGTGCATTTCGCCACCCCCGTCAAAATGGTCGCCAAGGGCTTGCTGACCGCCCAGGTGATGGATCAGGTCTACTCGGCGGCCGGCGCCCGCCGGCAGGCGATTTTCGACGGGCAGGAGTGCGAGCGGGACTACCTCGACTACGAGGATAGGAAGGCCGACCCAAGCGACCCCGTCGGCCGGCGGCCACGGTCGTACCTCGACCTCCGGCCCGCCGTCCTCAAGGCTCTGCGGGCCGTCAAGACGCCCGTGTCCTTTGACGACGCGATCGGCGTGGCCGAGGCGGCCAAAATCCTGAGTGTCCACCCCTCATTCATCGGTCGGCTGGTCGCCAAGGGCGACATCGTGGGCCGGATGGCCTGGGGCCAGCGCCGCGCCTCCACCGTCGGCCGGCAGTGCATCCTGTCCCGCCGCTCGTGCCTCGCCAACGTCGCCAAAGTGCGGGCGCTCCAGACCGCCGGCGGCAAAGTTGGGCGGCCCAGAAAATTGTCTTGACGTGAAGACACACTGCCGATAAGTTCACTGCCCAGCCAAGGAGCGGCAGCAGTGGACTTGTGGAAGCACCAGCAGGACGCGGTGGACTGGGCCTGGGGCCGGTCGTGGGGACTCTTAAACCACGGCATGGGGTCGGGGAAGACGGCGACCACGCTGGCTCTGATCCTCCGCTGCATCGCCGAACTCTCGGCGACTCGCATTCTCGTGTGCTGCCCGAAGGCCGTGATGCCGGCCTGGAAGAAGCAGGTCAGCCTGTGGTGTCCGCACGTTCGCATCGTCCTGCTCGACGGCACGACGAAGGCCAAGAAGCAGAAGCAACTGGCCCACGCGATGGCCGACCTGTCGCCCGTGATCGTGGTGATCAACTACGAGTCGGCCTGGCGGCTCGACGAGCTTGAGAAGCAGAAGTGGGACGTGCTCGTCTGGGACGAGGTTCACCGCCTCAAGGCTCCCAGCGGCGCGGCCAGCCGGTGGGCTGGTCGGATGAGCAAGAAGAACCCCAAGTCGCGCCGCTACGGCCTGTCGGGGACGCTCGTGCCGCACAGCATCCTCGACGTGTGGGCGATCTACCGCAGCCTCGAGTCCCCCGACCTGACGACGTTCGGCCAGACGTTCACGATGCACCGGGCCAAGTACGCCGTGATGAACCCGCACCAACCGGGGATGGTCGTGGCCTACAAGAACCTGCCCGAGGCCCACGCCAAGATCGCCGCGACGACGCATCGCATCAGGAGCGAGGACGTGCTCGACCTGCCGCCGATCCAGTTCATTGACGAGCCGGTGGAGTTGTCGCCGGCCGAGGCAAGGCTGTACCGCGACGTGGAGCGGGAGTTCTGTGCCGTGTGCGAGGCGGGGACGGTCACGCCCGCCAACGCCCTGGTGCAACTGCTGCGGCTCCAGCAAATCTGCGGCGGATACGTCCGTTTTGACGGCAATGCGACAGCGCAACAGATTTCTGGCGAGAACCCCGCCAAGGCCGCGCGCTTCAGCGATATGCTGGAGGATTCCCCCGAGAACGAGCCGTTCGTGGTTTTTTGCAGGTTCACCAGTGACATCCTGGCCGTTCGCTCTGCGGCGAATGCCGCGGAGCGAACCGTCAGCGAACTCTCTGGAGCACGCAACGAACTCGCGGACTGGCAGGCCGGCAAGACCTCGGTGCTCATCGCCCAGATTCAGTCGGGCGGCATCGGAATTGATCTCACGCGGGCCGCATACGCCGTCTTCTACTCTTTAGGCTACAGTCTCGCAGAATACGAGCAGGCCGTGGCCCGACTGCATCGCCCTGGTCAGGAGCGACGCACGGTCATCTACCACCTGACCGCAACCGCAAACGGCCGCGCCACGGTGGACGGCCGCGTGTATGAGGCACTTAGGGAACGCAAGGAGGTCGTCAGTGCAATCATCGACGGATACGCTGCAACGCGCGCTCGCTGAGATCAGCGAGATCGACGCGCAGGTCAAGGAGTTGAACGACAAGATCGACACGCTCAAGGAAAAGCGTGCTCACCTCGAGGGCATCGCGATCGAGGAGATGACGAACGGCCGATTGGATGGAGTCAAGGCCGCAGGGAGGAGTTGGAGGATCGAGTGGAGTCACTCGTTCTCTGCGCCGGAGGCGCGAAAGGAGGCGGTAATGGAGGCCGCCCGACGTGCGGGGCTGCTGGACGCGGTCACGCAGGTGAACACGGCTCGGCTCAAAGCTGAGTTGACCGAGAGGGCGAAAACGGCGGGCAAGGATGCCCGCCAGCCCTACTCGGCTGGGACGGAGTTCGACGGGTTGGTGGGCGAGTTCGTTCGCCCGGTGTTGCGGCACGTCACGTCACGTTGAAACTTTGGACAAAGGTGAAACTGTGGACAACCGCGCAGGAAGTGACCGGGTGGCACACCCTCTATTCCAAGAGGGGGGGGGCGGTTCGAGTCCGACCTCTGCGCTTCGCTTGATAGTCGAAAGGTGTTCGGTGTTTTTTGCTTGCGACCTCGTCCGCAAGTGGCACAGCAGGCTCCCGGTGATTGAGCGGTCAAATATCTACAGAAACGCTGACTACGTTTGCTACATGGCGAGCGACAGCGAGGTTGCCTACGCGGTCGCTATATGGACATCACCTGTTGCAAGAATGTTGAACGACGGCCAAACGCTTGAGCTGCGCAGGTTTGCCATTGCGCCAGACGCGCCAAAAAACACAGGCAGCCGAGTGCTGGGCGTAATGAGGAGGCTCATCGGAAGGGAGATGGCGCACATTCGTCGGCTTGTGAGCTATCAAGACACTTCAGTTCACGAAGGAACAATCTACAAGAGCGCGGGTTGGACTCCGGCTGGCTCAAGGCGGGCTGGCGAATGGTCTTGCAGGTCGCGACCAAGGCGGCCGACGCAAGCAAACGCCCGAAAAGTTCGGTGGGAGTGCGTGCTCCAACCGATCGCGTCACGTTGACGCTGGTTCAGATAGTCGTCATGAAAGGACAAAACCCATGACAACTGCGATTGCGACTGTGAAGACGATCGACTACCCCGCGTTCGCGCCCAACTCGCGTCTGGCGAAGATCATCGCCCAGAACGTGGGCGACGGGGCGATGCGGGAGACTGACCTCGTGCGGGTGAAGACCCCGCTGGGCGGCGCCACGAAGTGGACGCTCGACGTGAACGGGAATCAGGAGACGGCCGACGAGATCGTTGGCCTGCTGGTCGGGGAGGCCAAGCGCGGCACGTTGTGGCCGAGCGAAGACCCCACCGAGCAGCGGCCGGTGGTGATCAGCAACGACCTGATGGTCGGCTACCGGGTCAGCGATGACCTGGGCAGCATCGACCCGAAGGCGCTCGAGAAGTATCGGATCGGCGACCGTCGCTACGACTGGACGGCGCTCTCGGCGTCGCCCGAGTTCGGCTACGGCGCCGGCCGCGGGGCTGGGAAGCGGGTCAAGGAGAGCCGCATCCTGGCGATCCTGCGCGAGGGCGATGTGTGGCCGGTGCTCGTGACGGTCGGCCCTGGCTCGCTGGCGTCGTGGGGGCCGTTTCGGATGCGGTTGCCGTGCCTGTTCCACGAGGCGGTGATCGGGCTGAAGCTCGAGAAGGCCAAGGGTGGTAGCGGCCAGCCGTACTCGATGATCGTCCCGCGGCTCGTGGGGATGCTCACCGAGGAGCAGGGTGAGATCGCCCGCCGGCTCTACACCGAGCCGCTGACGGCGATGTTCTCGGCGATCCCCGCGGGTGCCGCGGCGGCCGAGCGGCTTGACGAAGACGGCCAGGACGACGAGTGATCCAGCCGCCGGGCCGGCGGCGCGAAACCCGCACCTTCGCGGGCCGGTCGCCCAGGCCGTGGTGGCGAGTAACGCGGCAAGTCGGCCGAGCCTCTGGTGCCTCTTTCCCACCACGCCGGCTGGCGGAACTACGCCTCCCCGGCCCCTGCGAGCAGCGGGGCCGGGGAGGGTTTCTTACACAACGAAGCAGGGAGGTTTCGGTGCAGTACACCATTAAGGCGCACCCGACGAAGTATGCGGGCGTGATGTTCCGATCTCGGCTTGAGGCTAGGTGGGCAGCGTTCTTCGACCTGCTTGGGTGGGAGTGGCGATACGAGCCGATCGACTTCGACGGCTGGACGCCTGACTTCTACCTAAAGTTCCCGTGCAGCCACTCTGAATGCAACGGATACCACGACCTCTACGTCGAGGTGAAGCCGTACTCTCGCGATGAAGAGTTTCAGGGGCACTTCGCATACAAGGTTGGGTACGGCTCCGTTTATGACCACGAGAAGGACGAGGAGGTTTCTCTTGGGGTCTGCGGTGCTGGCAGGTTTGGCGTCGATCCTAGCGTTGCTCGCTTTATGATCGGCCACGGTGATGGCGGCGGCGACTATGACCTGCGGTTTTTCGTGCCGCACGACGGCAACTGCGGATCGCTTGCAAACTCGCGGTCGATGGAGTTGTGGAAGGAATCTGGAAACAAGGTTCAGTGGCAAGCACGGAGGACAAAATGAGCGACATCTTCAAGGCAGCCGCCCGCTACGCGGCGGAACTGGATTGGCCGATTCTGCGGAACTACGGCATGGTCGATGGCCGGTGCATGTGCCACCTGGGCCACGCCTGCGCCACGCCGGGGAAGCACCCCGTCGAAAACGATTGGCTCCCACACGCGACAAAGGACGAGGAGGTGATCGCCTCATGGTTCGAGAACGGCGAGGAGTGGAACATCGGCCTGCCGCTGGGGCCGGCGAGCGGCGTCGCCGATTTGGAGTGGGATGACGAGAAGTCACTGGCGACCGCTAGAAAGTTCGGCCTCGTCGAGGCGAGGACGCTGGGCTACTCGTCGAGCCGCGGCGGCCACCGGCTATACCTGCTTGACGAACGGCTGATCTCCATCCCCAAGGCGGTCAAGAAGATCGGCGGCCTCGAGGTGCGGTTTGGCGGCGGCGGCAAGCAGGCGCAGTCGATCATCCCGCCCAGCCGGCATCACAGCGGCGTGACCTACGCCTGGGACAAAGGGCGGTCGCCGGACGACGTTGAACTGCTGCCGATGCCCGAGGCACTGGTGCTGGCCGTCATTGCGGCCTGCCAGGGCGACGTGGGCGAGGAAGGGGCCATCACAAAGAACACGATCTACGAGCGGATCGTCGGCACGGGCGAACGCCACACGTCGATGGTGTCGTGGATTTCGTCGGAGGTCATGCGGATGCGTGATCCTCACGATGCAGCCGAGCAGCAGAATGTGCTCATGATCATGCGGGCACTGAACAAGGCGCAGTGCAACCCGCCGCTCGAGGAGAATGAGTTGAAGAGCATCTGGATGGGGCAGTTGCGGTGGGGCATGAAGGCGCGCGCCGCCGGGGCCACGAAGATTGCCAGTACCGACGAAGACGCTGACAAGAAAGTCGAGAAGGCCAAGAAGGACAACGTCCACGCCGCCAGCGGCCTGGAGCTTCGCGGGACTGAGTGGTTTCCGGGGATGTGGAAACTGACGGTCGTTCACTCCGACCCCAAGGAGTTCCGGCTGCACGTCCCCGTGGTCGCCAACAGCGACGGCAAGAGCGACTGCGTTCAAGTCAGCCTGTCGAGCGCCGACTGGTCGAGTCCTATCTCAGTTGCCAGGAAGATTCTGGAGGCCACCGGCACGACCGACGTGACCGACCCCAATCCCAAGGAGTGGGCCAAAATCTGGAACGGCTACTCGTTCAAGAAAGAGGGTGAGAAGCAGTTCACGCGGGTGCGTGGGCTGAAGGTCAAGCTGATGGACGAGAAGACGGAGGAATGGCCCCCGGCCGAGCAGCAGCGGTTTGCTCAGGTCGCGGGCTGGCTTCTAGACGCCCTCTCCAGCACGGCAACCCCGGAGGCCGGGTCGGACGATTCGGCCCCGCACCCGTCAGGCAGGGCATCGTGGGTGCGAAACGCCGAGGGGCAGTACGAACTCTACTTCTCATGGAACCGGGTCTTCGAGGACATCCAGAAGACCCGGAAGGTGCGGCTCTTGGAGGGCGAGATGGTGGCCCTCAAGCGGCGGATGCTGGCCGCCTCCGGCGAGAAGGAGTTCCGCATCGAGCGGGTCAGGACGGAAGTCGGCGTCCGACGGCGCTATGTCGTCTGGACGCAGGCGCATATTACCCATCTTGAAACCATCGCCCATCCCGAAAGCCAACCCGCCCTTATTACATAGGGGGGGAATTGAAATTCGGAAATCAATTACGAGCGCGGGAACGCGGGTTTGCGGTCCAACGCGATGCAAGTGGTTGAAAAACAAGGACTTAGGGTGGACCGAAAACCGGGCCACAAACCCCCAAGAAAGGAAACGCGGTCCAATGAAGGTAGCCAGGCTCATCGGAGGGGCAGGCACGGGGAAAACCACCGAACTGCTCAACATCATGAAGTCGGTCCTGCCAGAGGTCGGCCGTGACCCGCAGGCCATCGGCTTTGCGAGCCTCACGAAGGCCGCCAGGGAGGAGATGGTCAACAGGGCATCCGAGGCGTTCGACTGCCATCCGAGCCTTCTGGAAGGCACTGGGTGGTTCAGGACGGCCCATTCGACTTGCCACAAGATGCTCCAGATCAAGGGGGACGAACTTTTGGCCTCCGATGACAAGGCGTCCAAGTGGATCGCCGACCGTCTCCGGGTGAACGTCTCGTGGCGGAAGGTCGAGGACAGTGGCTACAAGGTCTGCGTGGGGGACGACGAGGCCGCTGCGGCGCTGACGCTCTGGGACATCGCCAGGAACCGCGTCGAGCCGCTGGAGGCCGTCCACCGCGAGAAGTCGATGGCGGGCATTGAGGTGCCGGCCTACGGCACCGTGAAGTATTTCGTGAGGAAATACGAGGACTCCAAGCGGCTGGACGGCAAGTCCGACTTCGTGGACATCCTCGGCCGGTACGCTGGGATACGCTTCACGCTGGACGGGCCAGAAATGACCGAGCCGGAGGGGCCGACGCCCGAGGGCGTGCAGGCGTGGATTTTCGACGAGGCGCAGGATGCGTCGAAGCTGCTGGACGCCGTCTGCCGCCGGCTGGCCTACGCCCCCGGCGTGAAGTGGGCGTACTTGGCCGCAGACCCTTTCCAGTCGGTCTTCGGCTTTGGCGGTGCCGACTACCGCAACTTTATGTCGTGGGAGGCCGACAAGGAGCGGACGATGCCGCAGTCTTGGCGGTGTCCCGCCGCCGTCATGGAGCTTGGCGAGCGATGCCTGCGGCGGATGAGAAAGGGTTACTTTGAGCGCGGGATCGCACCGGCCGCCCACGAAGGCAGGGTGATCAACGAGCCGTCGATCGAGCGGGCGATCAGCCAGGTGGACGGCAGCCGAACGACGCTGGTGCTGGCGAGGTGCAAATACTCGCTGGCGAAGTTCGCCACGATGCTTGAGTCGCGGAAGGTGCCGCACGCCTACATCAACGAGAAATCGGACACCAAGGCCATGATGGCCTACAACGCCTACTGGAGGCTCCAGCACGGCCAGGGCATCTCTGGGGCTGCCTGGACGGCGGCCATCGACTTGACGCCCACAAAGACCATCGACGCGGCCGTCCTGCTTCGCCACGGCGAGAAGGCTGCGTGGACGAAGGGCCGGCGGGAGGATATCGACTTCCTGTCGGCCGACGAGATGACGACGCTGGGCGGCGTCACGCCGGAACTGATGGAGATGATCAAGGAGGGGCGATGGTCAGGGTTGCTGGACGGGGGCGGCAAGTGGTACGCCGCCGCGAAACGGCACGGCCCTGAGATCGCGACGAAGCCAAACGTGCGGCTATCGACCATCCACGGGGCCAAGGGAATGGAGGCCCAAGACGTGATTCTCTCCACCGAGACGGCCGCCAGGGTGGAGCGCGAGCGGGAGCTTGACCCCCGCGTCCACGACGAGGAGTGCCGGATCGAATACGTCGGCGTCACGAGGGCCAAGGAGCGGCTGATTGTCTGCGAGTCCGATGAACCCTATTCGATGGAGTTGCCACTATGAGCCTTTTATTCGACACGTCACCACAACAGCCGACCAAGAAGCGGTGCCGGAAGGCTAAGACTGAGTCGGCCGGAGGCCAGTCAGAGGCCCATGACACTCCTCCGCTGGCGTTGCCAGCGGAGGCCCACCCGCCCCTCGGTCGCCTGGACGGCACCGTGGCCTGCCTTGACCAGAACTGTCGGGCCGAGTGCCACGACATCCTCGACGAGGATCGGGGGCAGTGGCGGATCGAGTGCTGCTTCTGCGGCACAGGCCAGTGGGTGCCGGTCGTGGAGGGCCACTTGACGCCGCCGGCCGAGGGGGCCGAGTTCATGCTGCGCGGCGGCCGGTTCGACGGGCAGACGCTGGGAGTCGTGTCCCGCTCGAGCCGGGGCATGGCCTACCTGACCTGGGCGGCCAAGGAGCACCCCCGGCCGGCGGTGAAGAAAGCGTGCGAAACCTACCTTGCTTCAATCCAGCCGGCTGGATAGGCTACCCGTCCCCACAACGCTGAAAGGAGTCAGCCATGCTGGTCATCACCCGCCGCCGCGGGCAGAAAGTTCAGATCGGCCGCGACATCGAGGTCATGGTCACGAAGGTGTTCGAGGGCCAGGTGCGGCTCGCCATCAAGGCACCGCCCGAGGTGCTGATCGCCCGCGAGGAACTGCTCCAGAAGCCGCGGGAGGCGACCAAGTGAGCTTCCTGCTGGACGCCGTCCACGCTGCTGAGGGCGGCATCTACGAACTCAAGGAGTTCCTCCGGTCGCGGTGCCGTTCATCGGACGCGGACATTTCGATCCTTGTCGGCGAATCGCCGCACGAGGTCGCCGTCCGGTTCGTCGAGGGTATGGCCCCGATGAGCGATGAAGACCTGTGGGCGCTCCTGGCGGATATGTCTGCCACGTCGGTGGAGATCAACCGCGACGGAAGCGAGGTCGCAATCGTGGTGGAGTTTGACTGATGCTGCTGCACACATGGCTCAACATCGCCGTTTTTCTCGCCATCGTCGGCGCCGCGACGTTCGCGTCGTGCCTCGGCTCGACGACGTTCTGGGGGGACGAATGACTGGCATTCTGCACCCCTACCCCGAGAAGCCGTTCGTCACGCCCGAGTACATCGGCGGGCCGTTCGACGGCGGCATCGGGGCCATCGAGCCTGCGACTGACACGCTGGGGACGATCCGCATGCCGGCTGGCTGCTATTCGCTCCAGGGTTTCCGGCTCTCAAGCGTGAGCGTGGCCGACATCCTGCTCGCGCAGGTGACGCCTGACCGAGCGGTTTATCGGTGGGAGGCGAGGGTCGCATGAAAGTCCTCGTCGCCTGCGAATACAGCGGCCGAGTACGGGATGCGTTCATCGCAGCCGGCCACGAGGCCATGAGTTGCGACCTGCTGCCCTCTGATACTACTGGACAGCACTATCAGGGTGACGTTCTTGAGTTGCTCGACCGCGGTTGGGATTTGATGATCGCGCATCCCCCATGCACCTACCTGACCGTGTCGGCCGAGTGGGCCTACAGGGACGTGCAGACCAAGAAGATGAAGCCAAGCACGCTGATTGGTCAGGCCCGCCGCGACGCCCGCGAGGAAGCCATTCGGTTCGTCATGGCGCTGGCGAACGCGCCGATTCCGAGGATTGCCATTGAGAATCCGGTTGGCGTGCTCTCGACGCGGTGGCGGGAACCGGATCAGTTCATCCAGCCATACGAGTACGGCGACGACGCCAGCAAAAAGACCTGCCTGTGGCTGAAGGGTCTGCCGCGGCTCGAGCCGACTGCGTTCGCCCCCCCCCGCCTCGCGCTTTCTACGGACTGCCGCAGCTACTCGTTTCGCTGGGGCAACCAGACCGACAGCGGCCAGAACAAGGAGCCGCCGGCAGATGATCGCTGGAAGATCAGGAGCGAGACGTTTGCCGGCTGGGCCGCCGCGATGGCTAACCAGTGGGGGGGGCTGACGTGAGCACCCGCATCATCACCGGCGACTGCATCGAATCGCTGAAGACGCTCGAGCGAGAAAGCGTCGATCTGGTCGTTACTGACCCGCCATACAACATCGGCATCGACTACGGCCGGGGGCCAAAGGCTGACCTGATCGACGACTACGTCGAGTGGTGCGGTCGGTGGATCGGCTGGTGCTACCGGGCGCTCAAGCCGCACGGCTCCATGTGGATAATCAGCGGGCAGGAATACGGCTCGTGGATCGACGTGAAGATGCAGATGGCTGGCCTGACGATCCGCAATCGCGTCACTTGGCACGAGACGTTCGGCGTCTACTGCCAGCGGAAGTTCGGGCGGTGCTCGCGGCCGATCTACTACGCCGTCAAAGACCCGAAGCACTTCACGTTCAACGCCGAGGCCGTGACCGTGCCGTCGGCCAGGCAGGAGAAGTACGCCGACAAGAGGGCCAACCCGGCCGGCAAGATCATGGGCGACGTGTGGCAGATCAACCGGGTCTGCGGCACGTTCCGCGAGCGGGTGAAGGGTGTGCCGACTCAACTGCCGGAGGAACTGGTCGAGCGGATCATCCGCGTCTCGAGCAATGCAGGCGACACGATCCTCGACCCATTCGCCGGCTCCGGCACGACGCTGGCGGTCGCCGCCCGCCTGGGCCGCAGCGGCATCGGGTGCGAACTGAATCCTGAGTACGCCAAGATCGCCGGCTGGCGTGTGGCGAACTCGCTGAACGGTGTGGCATGAAAGTCCTCGACCTTTATTGCGGCGCAGGCATGGCGGCTGACGGGTACGCCGCAGCGGGGTTTGAGCCGACTGGCGTGGACATTGTGTTGCGCGCTTCGTACCCATACGAGTTCGTCTGGGGGGACGCTCTTTCGATCCTCAACGACCGAAGATTCGTCGAGCAGTTTGACCTCATACACGCCTCACCTCCGTGCCAGGCGCACACCAGGGCCAAGCATCTTCGGGAGGCGCAGGGCGGCCGCAGCCGGCACGGCGACCTCCTGACTCCGACACTGGCTTTGCTAAGAAAGTATGACATTCCTTGGGTGGTCGAGAATGTGGTTGGCGCCCCAGGCATGGACGGGGCCGCGGTTGAGTGCGGTTCCGCATACGGACTCAAGGTGCGTCGGCACCGGCTTTTCTTGGCGTCGTTTCCGCTGGCTGGATCAGGCTGCAAGCACAAGGAGCAGGGAAAGCCTGTGGGCGTCTACCACGTTATGGGCGACACCTGCAAAGGGGTCTGCAAGAAGACTGGCAAGTTAGTTGTCGGCGGCTCGACGGCCCGCACAGTCGAAGAAGGCCGCGAGGCTATGGGCGTCTCGCGCGGCATATCCTGGGACGAGCTGAAAGAGGGGTTCCCTCCGGCATACACACAGCACGTCGGTGAGCAGGCGAAAAACTTTCTTTCCTTGCCTACTGGTCGCGACATCTAAGTTGGCAGGAATAACCGACGTGAGCATTCTCGACGACCTCGCCGAAGCCAACCCCGACGCCGTGCTGGCCGACGGCCTCGAGGCCGCGCTGGTGGGCTACACGGTGAACCACCACCACCCGCAGGTCGCGGTCTACGACATCGACAAGTGCATTGAGGTTCTTGTTGAGCGTGACGGCATGACGCCGGAGGAGGCAGATGGGTTTCTGTCGTCCAACACGCTCGGAGCGTATGTGGGCGAGAACGGCCCGCTGTATGTGAGGTTCGGCTAGTCTGCTGCGCGCGACATCTAAGATGGCCGGAATAACTGAACTCAAATTCGACTTGCTGGCGGCGTACCGCCGGGGCGACATAGAGCTTGCCACCAAGATCGTCGCTGCGTTTTGCAGCCGAATCGAAGAATACTCAAGTATGCTCCCTGAAGGGTGGCTCGACTCGGATTACGCCGAAGAAATAAAGGCGCACCACGACGGCTTCTACATCAAGTTTGCTGGACTATACCTTCACTGCCGCAAGCATCGGGAGAGGTGGTGCGTGTCGGAGTCGGCGACCGACACGCCGCAGGTATTCGACTCATACCTCCGCTTCGTCAACTACACCGGCGCCCCTTTTTCGTTTTTTGAGGGAATCCGGTTTGCTCTGGCGTGCTTGGAGAATGTGCAGAACGAGGAAAATGATCGCATTTGCGCGAGCATTGAGCAGAAGAGGCTGGCCGCCAATCAGAGCTGCGAGCTTGAGCTTGCAAAGTGGTCAAACATTCATAGCGATTGTGAGCGACTGAAGAAAAGAATCGCGAAGATGCACGAAGAACTTCGCGCTGCCGGCAGTGTCGCTGCCTCTCAGAACGCCGTTAGCCTGCCGATTGCAGGGCTTCAGGCGATGCTGGATGAGTTGCCGATGCCGCCCGACGAGGCGGTTTCTGTGCCGTGCGTTATCCAGAATCTAGTCGGCGTTTCTGGCGTCTACTTCCTCTGGCGCGGAGGCGAGATCGTTTATGTCGGGCGCGCGGAGTGCATCAGTTCCCGATTCAAGAACCACCACGTCGCGGAGCCGTCCGACCACGTTTCGGTGATCGCGATGCCGGAAAACGAAACGCACCTTGCCGAGCTGGTTTACATCGCCGCCTACAAACCGCGACTCAACAAAGAGGTTCGTGCTTGGTTGATGGAGAAGCGGCCAAGAAAGAAGAAGGCAACAGCATGATCCTCTGCTCCGTCATGCCAATGGCCGATCTCGTCGCGGACGCGCCGATTCGGCGCACCATCCGCGACGAACTGACGAAGCCAGGCAGCGACTTCAACAAGGCGATCGACACGAAGACCGACGGCCACATCGCCGTCGTCTTCCACGACGATCAAGTTGTGGGCTGGGCCAGGACGGAGCGGTGGCAGTCGTATGACACCCTGGAGGCGTTCGTTCGGCCGGAGCGACGCCTGCAAGGCATCGCGGTGCTCGGCGCCGCGGGGCTTTACTCAGGCGTTCTCCACGAGAACGGCGGAACTGTGGCGGTTTTCCACCCGCACATGCTGCTGGTGGCTCGCCGGGCCGGGTTCTGGCCGGTGCTCTTCGAGCGGGACGGAGCCGGCGGCTGGAGGCTGGCATGAGCGACGAAGAGGTCGTTGAGGCGTGGCAGTTCGTCAACCGCATGGGGCCGCCGAATGCTTGGACGGCTACGAACGGGACGGCGGCCAGGATCATCGGCCGGCTCCTCCAAGAGCGAGAGCGCCTGCTCGCAGAAATCGAGCGGCTGCGTGGACAGTGATGAAAAGTATGATGCTCTCGGCAGGATGCTGGAGATGCAGGCGGCCCTGCGAAAGGTCGCCGACGGCGCGCAGTTGCAAGCAACGCTAGCAAAGGAAACCGGCGCCGACGGGCTGGCCTTTGCTATTCACATGCTGAGAGAGAGTGTGCTAGTCTACTCGTCCGAACTATCCAAATGGGTCGAGGAATACATCGGTGAGTCAGAGTGAGCTGGACGAAGCCTGGGCGGCGGCCGACGAGTACGAGCTACTCTGGCACCGCGCCCGCGAGGGCTGCCGCGGCGCGACCCGCGGGTTGGAGCGGGCGCTGGCCCGCCTGCGGCGCGAGCGGTCGCTGGCCGGCGAGTTGCGGCTCTCGCTCACCCAAGAGCGAGCGCTGCGGTGGAAGGCCGAGGCCGAGGCCCGCAGCCTGGAAAACAAGGTTCAGCGGTTGAGTCTTAGGATCATTGAACTATGGGGCAAGGAGGCCGAGTGATGCGAGGAAAACGACTGGGTGAGATCGACGTGCCGGCGCTGTTCCGGCTGTGGGCTGCTGGTGTGGCAGAGCGGGAGATATGCCAGACGCTGGGCATCCGCCACGGCTCGTTCTACGTCGTCAAGGCGCGGCTGAAACTGCCGCCGCGGGCCAAGGCGAAGCCGGAGGATGACTTCGCCGAGGTCGAGCCGCCGACGTTAGAGGAGATCGCGCAGCGGGCCGCGGCCATCCGCTCGACGTGGTCGCCGGAGGAGGAGGAGCGCCGGCGGGTCGGCAGACCGACGGCGTTCCGACTGCGGAACTACCGCTTCGACCGGCAAGGCGTCGCCCATTCGGAATCCACCTAGACTCTAGTCGGCAGGTGGCGACAATCGGCGAAAATGCCGCTTGAACGAACCATCGTCGCGAAGGTGCTGGACGAGGCCCGCCGCCTCGGCTGGTGGGCCATGAAGAATCATGGCAACGCCTACAGCGTGAAGGGGCTGCCCGACGTGCTGGTGATCAAGAAGGGACGAGCCGCGTGGATGGAAGTGAAGCGGCCGGGCGAAGACCCGACCAGAATCCAACAGCACCGGATTCGGGAGTTGATCCAAGTCGGATGCCCGGCCACTGTCGTTCGCAGTGTGGGCGATGCACGAGAGTTTCTGGAGGCGATCGAGTGAACAGGCGAGGCTTCCTTCAGTGTCTCGGCGCCGTGTCGGCCGCGATTGCGGCCGGCGTTCGCCTGCCGGCGCCTGTTTCTGCGTTCCCACTGTCTCCCCAGCAAAACGACTTGGTGGCGACGGTATTGGAGATGCTCAAGCACTGCCATCCGATCCGCTATGAGCGATCAGAGTCCAGGGCCATGTGGACGACGCACACGGTCGAGTACCTATATGACCCGAAGAAGCAGTATCGCGGGGCAGACTTGCGTGAAATCGTTGGCGATTTCCCTAAGACCATGAAGCCTGTTTCGATCACGGCAACGGCCGAGAGCGAAAGCGACGTGATCGACGTTTCCCATCTGGGGCAGCAAATGACGCAGTCGGCGCCCAGGTACACGATCGAGGTTGTTTGGGCATGAAGCACATCGAGTTCAAGATCAGGGTGTACGGCGAGCAAATGCCGTGGAACGATGGCTGCCCAACGGTTGGGAAGTTCACCACCGTTTCGTCGCTTGACTCCCGCCGTGTCGGCGAATCGCTGGCGAAGTTGGCGCAGTTTCTGTGCCTGGCTTGCGACGCGGACTCCGAGGACGTTGCCGCTGCGTTCGCCGAGGAGTTTAAGGTGCTGCCTGATTCTTACGAGACGGCAGCCGAGCGGGCCGCAAACTCAGCCTGCGTCACGCTCATGGCAGGAGTCGATGACAGGCTGGCGACTCTGAATCAGAAGGTTAATCGTCTTTCGGAGGCAATGGACAAATGACTTGGCATCAATTCGTTGACGGCGTCGATGATTCCCACCAGATGACGACCAGCCGGTGCCACCTTCGCGTGCTGGCTGAGTTGGCCGCCGAAGCCGAAACCGTCCTCGAGTTGGGCAGTTATGCCGGCATCTCGACGGCGGCGATGGCCCTGGCGGCCCCGTGGGCCACCCTGGTCAGCGTCGATCTCTGCGACACGGTTCCGCAGTGGAATCGCGTGGCCTACTGGGAGTCGCTGGGCATCGAGAACATCACTCCGGTGGCCGGCGCGGCCGGCGCGTACCTCCAGACGGCACCCGCGTTCGACCTCGTGTTCCACGACGCCGTCCACGGCGACCTCGTTGTGGGCGAGTACCTGCGATGCGCCGAGATCGGGCGGGTCGTGGCGATCCACGACTTCGAGCAGTTGTCGCCGGCCAGCGCCGAACTGGTGATCGCCCGGTTCACCGATCACTCCACCACGCCGGATGAGCGTGGCCGCCTGCTCTTCGTGGGGAAGCGATGAAGCGACTGATCGTCACCGGCTGGTGCGGCCTGGCCCACGGGGCGATGGCCGCGCTGACGCTTGACCCGATGTTTCGCTACGCCCAGCGCCACGGCTGCGACTTGGACTGCATCAACCTGGCGAGCAGTGCGGCGCCGCCGTCGTGGCTGAAGGTGCCGACGCTTGCCATCGCCCTCCAAGAGTACGACGAGGTGCTCTGGCTGGACTGCGACGTGGTCGTGTCGCGGTCGCAGGAGAGCATCTTCGACGAACTGCCGGCGACTGCGTGGCAGGGCATGGTCGTCCACCAGACCGAGTGCGGGCAGGTGCCGAACTGCGGTGTGTGGCTGGTGCGGAAGCCGATCCGCGACACGCTCCTGGCGATGTGGCACGACGACCTCGAGGAGTTCCGCGACCACCCGTGGTGGGAGCAGGGGGCGATGCTGCAAAGGTTGGGGTACGAAGTTACCGTCGATCCTCGTTCTGTTG